AGGTTTTCTCGTGTGATGCAAAATCTTCTTTTAAAGTATCAATAAGTTTAAACAAACTTTGCTTGTTTAATTCAATGTCTCCAATGGCTAACTTTAACTTGTTAAACTCATTGGTCATTTCCTGTACCTTAACTAATTCTTCTTCTGTTAATTTTCTTGATAATTCCATTTGATTTTGTTTGATTTATTCTACAAATATAATAATTTATTTTACTTCTTTTCTATCCTTGACCTTTATAGGGTTTTTTATATAACTTACTTCCTTTATTAGAACTAGTTTTACTTTTAGCTGCTGAACCTCTTCTTTTAGGTTTCTGCATATAGCCTGTACTTTCAGATATTTTTAGTTTTGCCATTATTATATTCCTCCATCAGTTATTCCCCAACTAATCGGAGGAGATGTTAAAACTGCTTTTCCTGCTGAACCTGCTACTGTATATTTTATTGTTCCAAAATTAAGAGGAGTATTAAATTGAACAACTTGAACAGGTTGTGTACTCCATGAATTATATATATTATCTAAATACGCTGCATTATAATTTGCTGCACTTTTGCCTAACATAAAATTTGCAAAGTTTTGAACTTTTGAAATATCCCAAGCACTTATATCTTGATTAAATGCAGTTGCACCTTGAAACATTCCAAACATTGTTGTTGCTTTACTTGTGTTAAAAGTAAGAGGTTGATTAAAAGAAGTACTATTTAAAAACATTCTTACAAAAGTAGTTACATTTCCTGTATTAAAATATGTAAGAGGTTGATTAAAAATAGTACAAGAATCAAACATATTATTCATATCTGTAACATTAGAACAGGTAAAATTAGAACCAAATGTTCCATTAAAATTAATACAATTATAGAACATACTTGAAACACTTGTACATAATGCTGTATTAAAATTAATATTTTGATTAAATGAAGTACAATTCCAAAACATTAAGCCAAATGCAGTTACTTTACTTGTGTCAAAAGTAAGAGGTTGATTAAAATTAACACAATCTCTAAACATATAAGACATATTTGTAACATTTGCCGTATTAAATGATATGGATTGATTATATGCAGTACATCCCCAAAACATAGAATTCATAGTTGTTACACTAACTGTATTGAATGGTATGGTTTGATTAAATACAGTACAATTATGAAACATATCACTCATATTTGTAACAAGACTAGTATTGGTAAATGATATTGTACTATTAAATGCAATACAATTATAAAACATATATTGCATAGTTGTTACACTTCCTGTATTAAATGATATTGCTTGATTATATACAGTACAACCAAAAAACATACTATTCATATTAACAACATTTTGTGTATTAAATGATAATGGTTGATTGAATGCACTACAACTTTGAAATATAGATGGCATAGAAATAACATTAATAGTATCAGTAAATGTTACTGTACTATTAAATACAGTACAACCTTGAAACATACCTGACATAGTTGTTACATTATTAGTATTAAATGATATTGCTTTATTAAATGCAGCACAACCATAAAACATTTGAGTCATATTTGTAACATTTGCTGTATTAAATGTTACTATACTATTAAAAGTATTACAACTTTGAAACATACCTTCCATATTAGTAACACTTCCTGTATTAAATGACATTGCTTGATTAAATGCACTACAATTTAAAAACATATTAGACATATTTGTAACATTTGCTGTATTAAATGATAATAGTTGATTAAAATTAAATGCATCCCAAAACATATAAGTCATATTAGTAATATTACTTGTATTCCATGAATTTATATTATTAATTGAAGTAAGACTACTGCAACCTGCAAAACAACGACTTAAATTTGTTATTCCTGTTAAATCCAAAACATCAGATACTGAAGATAATATTAAACTAGTACAACCTCGAAATTGATTTGATGTATTTGATATTTTTAAAGTACCCCATTGACTAACTGAACGTATTTTAGGCGCATCAACTGAACCGCCAAATTCCCATCCTGTTGTAGTGCCTGTTATAGTAACTATATAATCTGCTGCTGTTGCATAAGTATGCGTTCTATTAGCATAACTATTTACACTTGTATTCCCATCACCCCAATTAATTGTTCCACTATAAGTTCCTGATACATTGTAAGGCAATGTTATACTTTGACTTGGTGCTGTTGTTCTCCAAGTTGAAATAAATGGAAGTGCTACAGGAACAGATGATGTAGGTTTAAATAGTCCAAATGGTACTCTCATTATGATGCAAAATTAAGTGTTGCTGTACCTCTCCAAGTTGTGCCATCATATATTAATGTGATAATATCACTATAATTAGCTGTTGTTGTTAAAGTAGGTGCTGTTCCTCCTGCCCATACAATGGTTGTTGCCCATGTTACTGTTGCACTACCACCTGCCGGTTGTTGTAATCTTACTACAAACGAACCTGCTCTTGCATTACTCATTGTAATTGCTGTAGGTGTTCCTGTAACTAATGTAGTTGCAAATATATCTGCTAAAGCACAGTTAAATGTAACCGCTCCTGCTGCTACTATTGGTGTATTTGTTAAAGTTGTATAGATAAGTCCTCCACTTATTGTTACCTGAGTGGAATTTAATTTCATTATTTCAACTGAACCTACTTTTAAAGTAAGTAAGTTGTTATACTGATAAATCTGTGACAATAAATTTCCTGCAAAATCTCTGAATCTTATAAACTCATATTCAGTAGCAACATTTGTAAGTCCAAATATATCTATTCCTCCTGCACTTGGTTGTTTTGCTTTTACTGCAAAAGGTTGAGCAGCTGTATTAGACTCAATAACAACCTGAGATAAACCTAATAAAAGAAGGCTATTATTTCCCATTCCATCTGTTACATATTGTAGACCTGAAGTTAATGGAGTATTTATTGTTCCTCCCAAGTTTAACATTCCTTGGTAATTTAAACCAATGTTTTGATTATATAAATTTGCCATTTTTTTTATTAAATTACCTCAAATAATACTGTTAATTGTGCTTCTTCTGTACCTGTTGCAATTACTCCTGTTTCAACACCTGCGATTCTTATAATATCTCCTGCATTTAAAGTTAAAGCTAAACCTGATGAAAATATTCCGGGAGTAGTTCCTGAACTTGTAGAATCTAAAGTTATATTTAAATTTCCAACAAGAGTAAAATTACCATCAGCTGTCGTAGAACCTGTTAATGGATTTGTCATTTTAAATACTTGAACATTCCAACTATCTCCAACACCAATTACAGGAACAGGAGTTGAACTAATCCATTTAAATCCGGCAGCTGTAATTTTACAGTTTTGAAGTATAGGTAATGCTGATGCGTGACTTGCAGCAGGTGTAGCAACTCCACTCCATTCTAAAATATCTTTACCTATCCCTCCGGGGTCTCCACCAAATAGATTAGTAAACATACCTACCATCATGTAAGTAGATTTTTTATTATTAAATGTATTCCAATCTGTTGAAGATAAGTATCCACTTTGCGCTGTACCTGATTGTTTTATTTGTATTGATGCACCTGAACCTATTACAGCACCTGTTCCACCTGTTATAGTTAAAACAGAACTTATTGTTTCTGTTAAATTTCCAAAAGTAAGTGCATTTTGTTTATTATTAAATGTAATAAAATCTAATGCAGATAAATATCCACTTACAGAAATAGTAGCTTGTGGTATGCTAATAATAGGTGTAAGACCTCCTGAAGAAAGAATAGGACCTGTAGCTGTTACAGAAGTAACTGCACCTACTCCTGCTGCTATTTCTGCACCGGTAATTTTTCTACTTCCTGTTCCTCCTGCTAATGATAGTTCAAATAAATCTGTTCCTATCATGTTTCTACCGACTGCCGGTAAATCAATTATTTTATATGCCATAATTTTAATCTATTATTCTTGTAACACCATTATCAACAATTCTTGTAGTACCATTGTCTGTATTTCTTAAATTAAATCCCGGAGGTCCTATTCCCCATAACTGAGTTGTAGATTGCCCCCAATTTTTAACCGTAGCAGTACCCCATACAAAAGGTGCAGTTGGAATAACCGCCCCTCCTGAACTTCCTCCTATCGCATTACAAATTGCTATTATCAGTCCTTGCATCTTACCAAAGGGCTATAATATTTGTTGCTGAAGTAAGTGTTGATTTTACTTGTACAACATGAACAGGTATAAATGAACCTCCAATTATTCCAAAAAAAGTAACATCATCAAAACCTGTTGTTACTACTTCTAAATCTCCTGTTCCACCTACATACAATACACATCCTTGGTTTCCACCTCCTGTTTGAGGTGATTGTTGGTATATAATATATTCATCACCTATAGTTGTAAAAATATTTGCATTTAACTCTATTGTAAATGCATCTATTACTCTAACAACTGTAGCTGCTAATTGCGCTGTTATATTGTATACAACATCACCTGTAGCAACACCACTTGTTGTAAAATCATTTGTATTAGGGTCAACTAATAAGTTAGTTGCAGGGTCTTCGTTTGAACCTGAAACCACTACTTGTGGATAAGGTATTCTTGCGTTATCTGAAGGTATTACTGCTAAGGCTCTACCTGCTTGAAGTATCTGATTTGACATATCTTTATTTTTTATTTATTTAAAAATTAGATTCAGCTAATGGATAATCTCTGTTTTTGATTTTTCCACCAACTAAAGTTTTCTTTTCTTTATATACTTTAGAATCATCACCATAAGTTTTTACTTTACTTTTAGGTCTTCCTAAAATATCTGTACCTTGTTTTTCTACGCTACGAAGTTTACCTCCTTCATAAGTTCTTACAGTTTTATTGCTTTGACCTTTTTCAGGAGTTCTATTTACTCCCGGACTTTTAGAATCACTATAATATCCTCCTTCTGAATTATAAGAAGTAGTTCCTTTTACAATACTTTTTGAACCATTTTCTTTTACAGATGATACAGGTAAATCACGTTTATAAGACCTAGGTCCTACTTTATTAGCACCCCTACCATATGACCCTGCTTCTTCTACAGGACCTTTATTTGTTTTTGAAAGTTCTTTTGCTTGTTGGTTAATACCTTTTTTTGGAAACATCATGATTTTAATTGTTTTGTCTGTATGGAAATGCGTTGTTTAATTTTTCTTTTCGTTTACTGCATCCGCAGTCTTTACCTGTTACCTCTGAAACTTTTTCGACCACAGCCTTGATTCCTGTCACGGTAGTTATTTTTTCTATCGTGTCACCCAAACCTTTGCTCTTATCGTGGTAAGTTATTTTCATTTTTCTTTGCAAATATAACAATATTTATTTATTGTTTTTATTTACATTTTTTTATTTAAAAATATTATATTTGCTCCGCACGAAAGCCAAGATGGTTACTAAAGTAGCAGTTCCATATGTAAGCGAAACCCGGCTTGTCCGGAAAACGGTAAGGAAAGTATCTACTTCTCCTTGAGTCTCTCCTAGTCATCTACTTGTGACTTTTGATACTCTAAACCCTATAGGTAAGACCTTCGGGGATACTATAGAAGAGGTTAGCGCAAGCTGACCTCTTTTGGTTTATAGTCTTTAGTAAAAAAAAAGGAGCCAAATTAGACTCCTTTAATTTTAAGCACGAAAATCTCTGCTGTAGTGACCTTCGTAAGGTTTTTCTGTTTCAGTAACCTCAGTTACTTCTTCTACCGGAGTTGACTCTACAATAGTTACTTCTTCCGGAGTTTCTTCAATTAATGCTGATTTTTTTGCCATAATCTTAACAAGCTTTTTTAGACATTGATTTACCTTTTGAAGCCATAGCCATTACTTTTTTAGTAGCGTTGCCTTTTTTTCCTGTCATGCTACCGGTACCTTTCATGTTGCCTCCACCACTAGGCATTTGCATTCTTGATGATGCCGGTAAGTTTGGTGTACTTTTAATTTTTGCCATTTTGTTTATTTGTTTAAGTTATTATATATAATAGACTGCAATAATACAAAAATATTATTTAGTTTTTCCAACATTGCCTTTTAGCATCTTCATCTTTCCGTTCAATGAACTCTTAGATTCGTACTTTTTTGCCTCGCTAGTTATTTTTTTCTCTTGCTTTAGCATAGCTGCTGTCGGTTTTTTTCCTGAACCTTTTGCTGCTCTAATGTTATCCCAAAGTCCTCTCTGAGAAACAGAGCCATCTTTTCTTTTAATCATTTCTTTCATTAGTATTTCCCCTTTCTTCCTTTTGGATTTGGTGTTGTTGAACCTCCCGGTCCTGCCCATAAGTTCTTACAAGCCCAATACCTTGGAGTTAATTTATCATTTGCATTGGCACAGTCATGTCTTGCCTTAAAACTTTTTCTTGCTGCTGCTGAATAATTATTTCCATAACCCTTGGCACCAAAATGAAGCAATTTCTCCTCACCATTTGAGCAAGCCTTTACCATCTTCTTCTTGCCCGGTCTGTTTGAAGCCACAGGGCTATTGCATTTCATCTGTGATTTTTCCATGCTATTTTTTATCTAATACTATATATAAACCTACACAAAATATTAATACCCACCACCATTTTAATTGAAATGATTCTTCTTTAACGGTAATTCTTTCGGGAATTTTTACAAATTTAGTCTCACGAATAGTTACTCGAATAGTGTCATGGTATGGTTTTCTTATTACTTTAGTCTTTAACTTTCCTAAAGAATCTATCATCTGACTTACTTCTACAAAACTATCGTTGAATGAAATAGTCATTGAGTCCGTAGCCTGCTTATACCACTCCTTAAACTTTACTGTTTGGTCTGAAGTATCGCCAAGAATTGTTATCACTATGTTTGTGTCCTTGTAAAAAGGAACCATAATAGTTGTAGAGTCTCCAAACTTAGGGTTCTTCTTAATTGCCTGTCTCAAATGATACTCAGCAGAGCAAGATGATAATACCAATAATAATAAAATTATTTTTTTCATAGAGGATAATGCTTGAATCGAACAAGCCATAATGGTTTTGCGACCATCGCCAACCCAATTGACTTATTATCCTTTTATTTAATTACTAATATTTGTTTTTTATTTCCACTCTTTTTTAAAGATATATGGACCCAAGTATAGTCATATTCGTTGATTATCTGATTATATTCTAAGCCACTATTTTTTATAAAATCAAATATTTTTTTGTTTTCTACCTTGTTACCACCGGTAATATCAATGCTATCACCTAGCACATGACCTGAGGTTAAACTCCCCTTGACAGCCTTGTTTAATTCTCGGCATCTGTAGAAGCTGTTTATACGAATTGGCTTGTCATACCACTCACGAATTGGTTCGAATAAATGTTCTGCAACGTATTTCATTGTTTCTAATTCTTCTTCATTTGGCATATTTTTAATACCAAGTCTTAATGCTGTAGGACTTTCAATAGCCTCTTCTAAACTAATATGTTTACTTATCATTGATTTGCTTTTTAAATTTTTCTGCTGATGTTAATCCCAATGAACCAAATGCCAATAAAGCTACTGACTCAACTAAAATTGTTGATGGCGCAACCTCTACTAAGCTAAATGAATTGTGGTACATAGTGATGCATAATGTTATTGTGCATAGTAAGCCGGCTACTCTTTTAGAAGAGAACTGACCTTTTTCATCTTTAATTACTTCTAAGAATTTCATATTATTTAAAAAATATTAAGGGTATCATTATTATTCCTTGTATTATCATAAAGACAATTCCTTCTATTGTCATTAATTGGTCTGTTTGTTTTTCAACTATTTGTACTACTTGAACTGTATCTATTATTATAATTGGTTTTATATTTCTTAATCTTTCAATCTCTTTCTTCTGTGACACAAAAGTATCATTTACTGCCTTTGCTTGCACAAGGGTAAACACCACTACCTTTTCACCATCAACTTTTCTAATTACTTGGGAAAAGGTCGAACTGCTCAACAGAGTCAACAACAGGAATAATAGTGTCTTCATTGTGTTCTAATTTTAAGGTTAATGATTTATTTTCTGATTCAAGCGTAGCAATTTTATTTTTTATTGTTTCAAAATTTTCCTTCTGCATTTTCTCAGCTACTTTGATTGATGAGTTAGCCTTAACAAAATTAGATTTGCTTCTAGCCAATAACGAATCAATTGAGTCCGTAGTTTTATTTTTTTCTTGAGGCTTGTGAGTTAATGTAGCTACACTTATTGCCAACGTGGTTGCAATTGCTAGTACTATTTTCATTTCATTTGAGTTAAGATGTCTAACTTCGTGACAGCAACTGCTAACGCAGAGTCTGACCTTTTTAATGCAATAGAGAGTTGGTCTATTTTATAATCCATCAACTCAATTTTAGCATCAGATTTTTCAATCTGTCTTTGGTACATTAGTTTATTGTCAATATATAAATATCCTACAGATATTATAATTAAAAACATTGTCGCCTTAAAAGGGTCTTTTAAAAAATCTGAAAAAGAAATTGGTAATCCTACTGCCATTTATATTTTTTTACAAAGATATAAAATATTAATAACTATTCTTCGTTAGGTTTTTTAAATTGTCTACCTAAACTATTACCTAATCCTTGAAGTCTTTGCAATCCTTTTACACCTGTAAATGGGGTTTCTCCCCTGCCTAATTTTTTTCTACCCATCTGCTCTCTTAATTTCAAGCGTTTGTTTTCATCTTGGGCTGCTCTTAATTTATGAATCTGAGCATTTTTAAAAGTAATCTCATTTAAGTTTTCTTGCAAAGTTTTCTTAGGTTCTACCTCTTCTTTTTTTGCTTCTACTTTTTTTGCCTGTGTTGCCATAATCTTTTTGTTTAACTTTGCAGCAAATGTAATCAAATTTAATTAAATGAAATCAATTCCAAAAGACTATTTAAAATATTGGAGAGTAATTCGCCATTTTATAAAAGTAAAGTACGGTCTAACCCAATCAGACTTAGATGTTATTTTGTTCCTTTATTCAGAAGGATACTTTAGCAAAGAAAAATTTGATGAGTTTGATGCTCTTATCAGTTGGGATGCTGAACGATTTGGTACCCTACTGAAAGATGGTTGGATTGTTGTCTTCAGAAGAAGGATGGGAAATAGAAAGGCTCTATATGAATTATCATACAAAGCCCTTCGTGTAGTAGATTCAATCTACAAAAAATTAAATGGTGAAGAAATTCCTGAGGGTCCTAGTAATAATCCAATGTTCCTAAAGAACGTGTCTTAAACCGATAAGGTCTACAGGAATTTTATTATAGAAATGAACAAAACTATAAAACAACAACGACATCTCGCTCCTGAATAATAGTAAACTGCTCATCTCTTATTAGCATGGTAAAAGAATTTGTCTTATCATAATAGATAAACTCTCCTGAGTCTATACCACGAACTTCTGTTCCCGGTTCAATGACCTTACCTTTCTTGTACCTCATCTGATTTGCATCCTCTCCTGATAAAAACAGACCCGACTGTGTCTTGATTTCTTCATCAATTGACTTGATGACTATGTATTTCCCTATTGGTTTCATAATTTTATTTTAAAACATCTACAATAGCACAAAATAGTGCATCTTTCTTTTGTTGAAATTCAGGAAGTTCTTCAAAAGGAACAATACACGGATGAGTTTTTTTCTCAGCATCTTTTACTTCCCCATATACCCAACCTGTTTCTACTTTTTCTTTCATCCAAGAATTATGTGAAGCATCATGTCCACCATTTGGATTACTAATTCTAAATTCTACACCCTTAATTGCGCTGTCTCTTTGCCATTGTGGTGCATCTGCCCAATATGTTTGGCTGTAATCTTCATTTGCTTGACACCAAACTCTGTTGGCTTCATGACAAGTTTTTGCAATGTATTCTACTTTATGTTTCATAATTTAAAATGTTTCTATAAAAATTGGTGTGTGTTCTCCTACATATGAACCTTCAATGTTGTAATGGAAATGCTCCCATGCATCATCTTCACTCATAGATTCTTCTTCAAGATATGCTAATTGCATTACAATATGATTAGAAGAATATACTAATTTTTCTTCCCATACCCCAATCACACAACTATCAAAACCATCAGCAATCATAAATGGTACATCAGGATATTGCTCAAGTATTAGTTCCAATATTGGTCTTGTTGGAACTTCATCAAAGTAATTTTCTATATTATTTTCCATTGTACTCCTCGTATGTGTTAGCTAATGTTTGTGGTTCTGATGGCTCGAATGTTCTTGCCATCGTAATAATTGCATTTGTACTCATGATAGTAATGGCTACACTCACCGCATTTTGTAATGCGCTTCTTGTTACCTTCAATGGGTCAATGACACCAATCTTAATTAGGTCACCAAACTCTCCGTTCTTTAAATTGTATCCGTATCCTTCTTGTTCTTCGCCATGGTAGATATCCCAAACCTTTAGACCTGCGTTATCTAATATCTGTGTCAATGGTGCTTTCATTGCATCAAACAGAATATTTGCTGCTGCTATTGCTTCTAATGATGCTACTGTATGGTTTACTAGTTCATTCAACTGTATTTCGTACAATGCCTTGCCTGCTCCCGGAAGGATTCCTTCCTCCATTGCCGAGCGTACCGCACACACCGCATCATCAATCCTGTCATACAACTCCTTTTGCTCTAAGTCCGTGTTGCCACCAACGAAGATTACACCAATACCACCTGTCAACGAAGCGATTCTCTCCAATATAAAGTCCTTGTCACCCTTGCGTTTTGCTAAAGTGTGTGCCTCCCATAACTGCTTAACTCTTTCCTGTACCTCATCCTTGTTTGCTATCAGGTCAGACTTGACAATAATGGTTTTGTCTTTACTAACTATTACCTTAGCTGCGTGTCCTAAGTCTTCAAATGTTACATGGCTCAAATCATCACCGGTCTTCTCGCTGAAGTATGTTGCACCAACACTAACCGAAATGTCCTGCATCAACTCATGCTGCTTGTATCCGAATCCCGGAGGTGGAACTGCACACACCTTGATATGACCCTTCATAACATTAGCTGCCAATGTGTTTATCACATTCCCATTACATGGTGAAATTATGAGCAACTTTTTGCCTTCAGCAATTATAGGTTTCAACACGTTTTCTATTTGTAAGATGTTTGCAATCTCAATATCCGCAACCAATACATAAGTGTCCTCGAAGACACACTCATCTTTCTTTTGGTCATTGATAAATAATGGTGACAAATACCCTCTATCAAACTTCAATCCCATAGTAGTCTCAGAATATGTATCTGCTGTCTGTGATTTCTCAACTGTTACTATGCCGGTCTTCCCAACATCTCTATACACATCTGCTATTATCTTCCCAATCTCTCTGTCATTGTTACAAGATATAGTCGCCACATCTGTCAGCATAGTACTTGTAACTTTTTTACTCTTTCTCTTTAACTTATCCACGACCTTATTACTCATGTCCTGCAATTGTCTCAGCACCTCTGTCCTATTATGCTCAGGTTTGATATGCTTCTGACCTCCCAAGACCAAAGCCTCAGTCAAGACTATTGCTGTTGTCGTGCCATCACCTGCCGAAGTAGCTGTGCGTTCCGATGCTTCCTTCATCATCCTAACCGCAAGGTTTTCTACAGGGTCAATTAAGTCTACAGCCCTAGCAACTGTCACACCATCCTTAGTCACCGTGATGCCATGTGTATGGTTTGGTGATTCAATTAGAACTGTGTTGCCACTTGGACCTAATGTGCTTTTTACAGCAGCGGACATCTTCATGACACCCCTGATTAATTTGTTTCTACCGTTTTCACCGAATTGTAATTCCTTCGGTGAGTACATTGTTTCGTTTATCATTTAGTTTAATTAGATTATTGTCCAACAAAGATAGTTATTTGATACAAAAAAGCAAGAAAAAAATAAAATGTACACAAATAGAACAACAATAGTATATCCATATTGTGATGTCAGAAATGCTAATTTATTTTCTCTACTATCTCTATATATATTTCTTCTTCTTCTTCTTTTTTATTATTCTATTTTCTATTTAAAATCGACATTTTCGACATTAAATAAATAAAAGACTAATAATAAGAGAGTTATAAAAAATAAGTTGACATAAAATTGTACATAAATTTGAGTTTAAATGTCGATAATTAACATAATAGCAAAAAAAAAGGGAACCCGAAGATTCCCTAATTTTAAATACACAACAAAATCTAATCACAACTCATGTCGTTCATAGATTCCATCATCTCAGATTTCATATTCCCAATAACTACTACCTGAGAATACATTCCAATCTTTTCACTTCTTTTCATTTCCTTTTTTACTCTTGCCATTTGAGCAATACCGGTTTCTCCATCAGCACGGTTGTTAATTAACATACCATCGCTTACTGTTAAGCCTGACCCATTCGAGCCATTGTATCCTGAACCCTTTTGTTGGTAGATACTGTTTCTTAAATTTACTTTCATAATAGCTATTATTTTATTTGTACTCGGCAAAGTTAGTATTTTTTATTAGATATGTGTAGTGTTTGGGTACTATGGGGTTTTGCGCCACGAACTGCGCTCCGGAAATGACTATTTTTTCGAGGGGGGGGGGTCAAAAATGGAAAATCGCTACACAAATTTTTGGCAATTCCATGGCTGTCAGCACGTTAGCACTGCCTTGTTACCTGTTAGCATGGCTGTAGTCTAGCTGTAGTTCTATGTCGTAGCTATAGCTTTGCTGTCATGCTGTAGCTATAGCTTTGCTGTCGTATATGAATCATGAATGAATATACATATACATGAATGCTCATGTATATGTATTGAATAGCTGTAGTATAATATCATTTCCCTAGTAAAAATCGTTTCACAGCGCAGAATCGCTCGAGACATCAGTATTTACTGTCGCCTTCAGCCTTTCAACGGCGAGGTAACCAATGTTAGACTAATCTAACATATAACTTAGAACATACTTTTAAAAAAATTTTTCCCCTACAGCCATAAGGCTTTCGAGCATCCAAGACACAATATGACATAAGTCATTTTGCAGTCTCATATATTTATACGATAATTGTACTGCGATTGAGAGACAGTTATACTATATATATACTACAATCGTTCGAAAGCCTTGTCGGAGTAGGGATGACCTACGAAATTCACATTGATTTTGACGTTCTTTGAAATATTGGCAGAATGCAAAAGGGGAGCAATCATATGAGGATTTGCGAGGAGATTCGTTTCATCTCCGCTCTCCACGATGTGTCTATGAAGACACAAACAAATAAAAAAACAAACAAACAAACAACAAAAATTATGAGTGAATTATTAGCAATCGAGCAAGCCTTCTTAGGCTTAGAAGTAGTAAGCCAAGGCTTAAACATGAGTGCAATCAGAACAGCTACAAAAAAGGTAGCAAATGCACAGAAAAACAAGTTTCATACATCATTGGAACTGAGCAAATTAGTATTAAAGGCAAGTGAGTGGTTTACATCAGATGAAGGTAAGCAAATCTGTGCCGAGGAGGGTATTACATGGACTACAGAGCAGTTCAGCCTAAAAGTTTTCGGATGGCAAAAATCTTACTACTACAAAATGCTTAAAGCAAGCAAGTTAGAAGGTCATGTAGTAGAGACATTCCAAGCATTATGTGATGTAATGGAAAGCCAAAACAAAAATCCCGAGAGAACATTGGAAGGACTGCTTAAATACAGCAAGCAATTAGCTGAAAGCAGAACAGCCAATGGCGAAGGTGAAGAAGGAGAAGGTGAAGGAGAAGGTGAAGGTGAAGAAAGCCAAGTAGAAGTAGCTGACAGACAAGTAGTGCTTACGTTAGCTTACAAAAATCCCAATGGCAATGTATCATTCAGAATGAACAGCCAAGGTGACTACAAAACCACTAACACTAAGGAACAATTGCAAGATGTTTTAAATGTCTTATCATTTGTGATATCAAATATGTAGTAGTGTCTTTATAGACACAATCTGAGAATGGTTGTAGGGATGTTCGATTCATCCCCTCAGAACAAACAAATAAAATAAATCAAATATGAATACATCAAGTAATCAAGGAGTGCAATTCACTCTGACAAATGAAGAAAACAGAGGAAGACTAGCTAATTATCACCACAAGCCTAGTCATCGTGACATCAGCAAATGCCATCAAATTGACATTGCAAATCTTCCAAAGAAAGACAAACGTAACACGATTGCCAATGGCAGTAAGTTTACTGTAGGCATGGAAGTAGAAAAAGTAGAGTTTCATCGTGATGCAGTAAAAGAGTACGAGATTTTCTGTGGCTTTGAATACGATGGTAGCTGTGGAGTAGAAGCAGTAACCAACATTTTACCTTTATTACCACCATCACCATGGCGCACAAAAGTATTTGACATGATGTTCAAAGCACAGCCTATTATCGATGAGAGATTCAGTCCAAGTAATGGTAGCTGTGGAGGTCATATGACTATAGGTATTGATGGCATGAGTGGTGAAGAGATTAGAAAGATAATGAGAAAAAATTGTGGAGTTATTTGGTCATTGTATCGCCATAGACTAAACAAAAAATCTGCTAATGGCACACAATATTGTGGACATAACCAAAGGATGGAGGGAAGATACGAGACAGCTAGACATCACAATGGATGGCATAACAAATACCAAGCAGCCTTAGTTAAGGACATTTGCTTAGAGTTTCGCATCGTTAGTAAGTTTGAGTCAGTAAAGCAAATGATGAGAAGGTATGAGATGTTTTACATCATTGTAGATTTTAGTGTAAACAATCCCAATGGTACATTAGCACAATTGCTTAAGCTATTAAAACCAATCATTGTAAGTATGTACAATGGTGACATGGCGAAAGTAGAGGATGTAATGACAATGTCCAAAGATTTCACAGCCTTTATTCTACATGGTAAGATAAGCGCAAAAATCAAGAAGTATGTTAGCCCGAGATAGGCTAACATACTATGCTGAGAATGGTTAATGAAGGTTCGATTCCTTTACTCAGCACTAATAATTTAATAAATATATGAATAGTACAGAGTTAAGATTAGTAGTTTGCGTAACTACAGAAGGTCGCTTCAAAGAAGGACAAGTTCAGTTAGATGGTAAAGGCTTACCATATCGTTATGACAGATGTTTTTTGGGTAATCCAAACGACACAGCAAGGCAGTTATTCAAGGAAATTGCGAATGGTTCGACACAATTTTTTGTAGAGAACTATTCATTTCACATGGGTGACCAAGGTCAAATCTCATACATTAAGTACATAGATTTGGAGACTAAGCAAGCTAAGGTGACTCGTAAAATCAGAGAGACTAACGGTAAGTTCTTCAGCGTGGTATTCATTAAGAAGGATGGTTCAGAGCGCAAGATGACAGCAAGAGTAGGTGTAAGCAAAGGTGTAAAAGGTGTAGGTCAGAAGTATATACCAAGTGATAGAGGTCTCATCACAGTATATGCCATGGACAAGTTAAACTTTCGCATGGTGAGTCTAGATACCATCGTAAGTTTCAAGTGTCAAGGAGTGGTGACAAATTTCTAATAGTGTCTTTGTAGACACAAATGTGGGTTGCTTATTTGGTAGCTTTAAAAGGTTCGATTCCTTTGCTCACACTAAACTTTAAATAAAAAAAACAATGAGAGACATCTTAATCGAAGTAGCAAAAACAATTCTAGTTTTAACAATGGCAATCACAATTTGTGTAATGGCATTCATTTTATTCACCTATGTAATTTACTAATCACATGAAAAGAACAATCATCACAGCAAGTGTTTTGTGCATCCTAATGGCATCTTGCACTAAGGTTGACACAAAGCCTCAGGAGGCTAATGTTATCACAACAGAGAGCATCAATTCCGCTCCACCAAGCATCATTGGTAATTGGTTACCAACAGAACAATGTAGAATCAATTTAGGTGAGTCATTCACCATCACAGATTCGACATTCAGATGGTCAATGGGTGCATTTGGCACAACATATCATGCATTAGAATCAATAGGTTCAGATGATGAAGTGTATCACTACTACACGTTAGGTGACAATACCATCACGTTCTATAGTAGAGTGGCAATTGGTGGAGAACTTATACCAAACAATGGCTACAGACAGACAGATACATTTGTAATGTATGCAACATCAACAAGTTTAATATTTTCAACATTCACTTATAAACATTAACATGAACAGAAAAACAATTAAGTATGCTAAGGCAATGATAGATGTCACAGCAGAAGAAAATGGGATAACAACATTGTTATCAGTTGACTACGAAAGGCTTTATATATGCTTTCGTAGTGGAAAAACTCTTGAACTTTCAGAGAATGAAATAAAATTCCAAGCCACAGAGTATTTAGTAGATGAATTAAATCAAATAAAAAATTAACTAATATGACAAAAAGAATCACACCAAGGGTAAAAGCCATCGCAGATGCACATATCCAAGCAAAGTTAAACAATAACTTTGATGAAATTAAGATAGACTCAATTGACCAATTGAAAGCAGAACTATTCTATTTTGGCAAGACATCAGAAGGTGTCTTAAAAGAAATTGAGATTCGTTTTATATCAATAACTAGTCTGTTAATCAGTAGTCAGTTGGGACATATTTCCAAGGCTTACAAAGAAGGAGTTTACAAAGGTTTTAAAACATTATTCGCAAATTATAAATAACATGAGAAAAATAGTAATATTAAACTTTGCAAGTGGCGAAGTAATAATTAGAAATTACCCAAATGATTTGGAAGATTCGCAAGATTGGTTCGATAGTGATTACAATGACTTAGATATAAGGGCATCAGATTGTGAGTGGATGGTAGTAGAAAACTTAATAATTAACAGCATATGATAAAAGTAACAAAAGACAATTTTGTTTGGTGCATAGTGACCGACAAAGCGCACAGATTATTCACATTTATGGAATTATTTGAATTGCATGAAGATGACTCAGAGTCATTAATTGAAACGCACAAGGAATTACTTGAGGCGATTGGTAGAGGCAATCAGATTGCCATCGAGGGTGGTCAGATAGTAATCAGAACGGAGGTTGAAGTATGGTAACTAAGCAAACATTGGGAACATATGAGTTCTCATACATCGAAGAGTACTATGAGTACATATTAGAAAGCAAGTTAAATGGACAGCATAAGCAGTCCAAGGAGTTGTATGAGGAGTTATCAGAGGCTCAGAAGGATGAGTTCTTTGATTGGGTGGAGTTAACTTATGGGTACGAGGCAGAGGATGAGAATGAGATGAACTACGAAATGCGTTCACTCAGAGAGTACTTTAAATAATATAAAGGGAGTGTCTACAAAGACACTCCTTCTGTACACGGATGAGTGTCCGTGCTGATGATTCTTAAAAGATGAAACAGAAAATAAAACCAAAAATATGAACTATTTAGAATTAATCCCAACAGAGGATGAGCGCAAAGAAATTGTGCAAGATGTAATTGACAGACTCATGTACTTACCAAGTAAGGACAGAGGAGTATTCATGTCTGAGTTAGACAGACTATTTTTTGAATTTGAGATTAATTCTCAAGTTATTGATGGCATTAGAATCTATGGAGCAAATGTACGAACAGCAAGATAGAATCGAAGAGGCTTTAAAAAATGATGGGATAGCCTACATCAACGTGTGGTCAACAGATTGTGATGGATGCGATTCACAAGGTCATGCAAGTTTTACATCAGTTGAACAGTTTCAAGATTGGTACGATTCATTCTACGAGTGGCAAGAAGGTCGACAAGGGTTCGATGTGACAGATAAGGACAATCTGCATCAAGAGATGAGCGGTGGTAGTTGGGGTGATTACTAAACATGACAAAAGTCATATTGTGAATGTACATAGATAGTATTACCTTCGTACATTCAAAGTCCAATAATCAGATGATGGAATGTTAGACATAGGTGTGAGGTCGCTCCTCACATCGGTAGTCTGCCCCTATCGGGCAGTACATATGGGTTCAAATCCCATTCTGATTACAATTTAATTCAATCAAATATGTGTATAATAATCGTTAAAAAGAAAGGGATGCAAGTTGCATCAGAGGTACTAGAATCCTCCTCTAAAATCAATCCGCATGGGTTGGGAGTCGTGTGGTTGGATACGTTTAAGATAACGTATCACAAGTCAAATGAATACAAGGTTCTCGATACAGCAAGACCATACATTGCTCACTTCAGATATGCTACCATGGGCGCAGTCAATTTATCCAATACACATCCGTTCATGTGCGGTACAAATAAACATGAATACCTTATGATGAATGGCACTATTAAAGGGTTAGGTGACCAAGCTACTTGTGACTCAAAAGTATTGGCTCAGAACATAGGAGATGTGCCAAGGCAAGAGTGGAAGACTAAGTTAGCAGAGCATCAATGTAGGTTCGTTACCATCAATATTCGTAGCAAAACATATGAGATTTACAATAGGCATTTATGGACTCAAATTGATGGTGTATGGTACTCAAAAGACAATGTGCTAGAGAACATTTATGTGGCTGTATATGGCACACTAAAAAAGGGTTATAGCAATTACCATCACCATCTGTCAAGGTCTACGTTTATTGGGAGTGGCACTACTAAAGGTAAGTATCCTTTAGTGATTAGGAGTCTACCATATCTGATAGATAGGGAAGGTATCGGACACAATGTAGAGGTGGACATATTCAAAGTGAGTGGCAGTACACTTACTAATTTAGATAGACTAGAGGGTCATCCAAATTGGTACAGAAGGAAAAAGATTCCGATAATGTTCAATGGCAAAAAAATCTCATGTTGGATATACTTCAACATCAAAGAGAATGAGCATGGTGAGGTGCTACACAAGTCATACATCGCACCAACATATGTTCCGAGACCATACATTGCACCAAAGCCAATTTACCCTATCTATCCTAGCAAGAGAGACTTCTTTTTCGAGGAGATTACAATGGAGGAGCAATTGGATGAGGTGAGTGATTATGACCTTAACGATGAGATTCCAATATGCGTAGATTGTTTCCACGATTTAAAGCATGATGGGTTCGCAAACTATCATTGTAGTGGATGTGGTGGATGGTTCGGTGAGCAAGACATTGTCAAGTTCAAACTATAATTCATGGGAGTGTCTTTGTAGACACTCCTTCTGTATCGAGATGAGTGTCTCGGCTGAAGATTCCAAAAGGATGAAACAGAAAATAAAACTAAATTATGAAAATACTAGAAGCAATTAAAAAAAGGTACTACGACATCAATACCTTAAAACTTGAGATGTATGTGAATGACAATGCAGATTCGGTCATAATGAATCTGATGGAGGACTTAAATGATGAGTACTCTGAGGAAGAAATTTTAAACTTTATAAACAACATACGAAATGGAAATTAAAACATGGTTGCCTTTATTCAAAGGCTTTTACGGAACTTTTTGGGATGGTGATGCAGAGATGGATTCATACTGTGATGAGTACAATGTATCATCAAATGATGTACAAGTAGATTGGTCTGCATATCGTAAGATGGTTGCATTTACATTGGTTGAAAAGATGCAAGATGACTTAATTAGTATGGGGTTCATAGAGTCAATGACCTTTGAGAAGGTATCTTCTCCTAAGTACTATAACTTTGAGAACGACAGCATTTATGTGACTATTGTGCCTAAGGTAGATGCTATTAGAACATACATACATCAATACATGAGTGAGTTTGATGCGTATGTAAAAGAGAAATACACATCACGAGATGGTTTCAATTCATTCCATCCAAATACAGCATTTGAGTGGGGTTTAAAAACGGATAACTTCAACGTGCTAGATAACGATGGACATACACTTGGGTGCTTATTAGACTTCATAATGACTAATGATGGTCATAACGATAATGAATATCTAAAGGCTGTAGGCGAGAGTGTAAACTTTGATGAGTACTGTGAGATTATACAAACAGAACTAAAAGACATAGAGGTGTTCGAAGATAGGGTCAAGGTCATCAGAGAGAACATAAAAGACATTGACTTGGAGCATGGGTACTTAAAGATTCTATCAGTAGGTGCGAGAGCAAAGTCAAATCTTTTGGGTACAGACTTCATCGAAGAGTTAGTGGAGGTTGCGTATAGTGAGTTAATAGACTCATTACCATTCAATCATGTAGACAGCCAATTAAGACCAATTTATAATTAATAAAAAAAATGAGAATTATTCAAATCAACACAACAGCATTTAACGAAGAAGACTTTCTTCTGTTAACAGACCTTACCCATGAGCAAATCATAGAGGTAATTGAACCAATAGTTTTATTGGAACGTAGTGGAGTAAGAGACTACAACAACGATGACCTTGTAGAAGCATTAAACATGGCTTATCCTGACAATCTTATTAAGATGTACATTTTTGACCATTTAGACTTAATAAGCATATGAGCAAGATAAGAAATTCTAGAATAGAAGATGCCAAAGCCTTACTAAAGGGAGAAGGTTACTTTGTAGATAACCTATGGACTACATTTGATGTACAATCATCTGTCTTATGTACAGATGATGAAGCCATGGACATATTGTACCATGCATTAACCAATGACTCTGTCATGGAACATATATGGTATGCTATCAAAGATTACGCACTAATAAATAAATTTAAGGTAAAGAATGAGAGCAGTTTTTAACATGGAGTGGAACAAACACGTTCCACTCCCACCTAAAAAAAGAGTATCTAACGAGGTAATAATAGAAACAATAAAGGATTCTATTAGCCTTGTAACAGATATGAGTTTCTTGCACTACGATGTAAAAAGTAGAAGAAGAAATATAGTATTCCTTAGATTTGCTTTCTTCAGATTAGCAAGAACACATAGCAATTTTACATATGATGAAATTGGTGGTTTATTTTATAGTAAATTTGACCACAGTACAATCATACATGGGTGCGAGGCAATTGACAATATAGAGTTCTTAGGTTCTAAGGATGAAAGATTTCAGTTGTGGGATGAGATAAATAATAAATTCAAAACCTTAATAAAGTATAAGTAAATGGAAATCAAAGTAACAAAAACAATCAGTAGGGAGGCATTAGATAGTGTCTTCGTAACAGCCCTAGAAGGAGCAAGTAATTATTGGTACACGTTAAGTGAGAGAGCAACTACACTTGTCAGAACTGCTGTACCTAAGAGTAAGAACCCATACTTTGCATCTGCAATGCTAGAGGCAATCTTAGACCATAATGTGGAAGTGCCAATCAATGATGTGGAAGAGGAGGATGATGAAGATTCGGTTTTGGGTATCATCAGTTTATCTACGATGAACGAGAGACTACAGAAGTTAGCTGAGTCAAGTGATGCATGGGCATTGGATGAAGTGCTAGATGAGGAGTACGATGGTACAAGTGCAGATGTGGTATTCCAATACATAGTAATGGGCGAGGTAGTTTTCGGATAGTAAACATTGGAGTGTCTTTATAGACACTCCTAAAATGGTCAGGTGGCGGAATGGTAAACGCATTAGAAGATAATATGACTTTAGATAGGCATACATCATATAGGTTCGAATCCTATCCTGACCACAAACACTTAACAACTTGATTATGAATAAGATAATAAATAAAATCGTGAAGTCATCCGATGGGGTGCTATGGTTAGATGTAACCGACAAGGCTGAGAAGTTATTCAAAGCAGATTTATTCCAACTATTTTTAGTGTGGAAGGTAGAAGAAAAGACTCTTCGCATACCAATAGATGATGAGGATGATTTAAACTTTGCTTTGAAGAGTGATGGCATCATCTGTCTAATCGTAGAAGGAGACATATCTGATATCACAGACATCACCAAAGACTCTTGGGAGAGAGCAGATAAAATAAGTCACAATGGATTTATTTATGTAAAATATGCAGACCTATTGTTTTGCAAATAAATTATACTATCTTTGTACAAATTAACAATCAAATCATATGAACCTAATAGAAAAACATCTCGAAAACGAGAGCAAAAAAGAAAAACAAAACAAGTATTTAATTCAGTCATTGACCTCATTCCTAGAGAAGGGAGAAATTAATTTTGAGCAATGGGTAAATTCGGGAAGATTCGTTCCAAAGAATGCATATATGTCTGAACATCCTGATGCAGAGATAAGTAAAGAATGCGATTCTGTTGTAGAATATCATGGGCAGCTATACATAGAATCCCTAAGTCCAAAAGGTTTCTTAGTGGGAAACATGAGTTATAGCACCCTAGGTAACGCAGAACTTTCGCTGTGGGATAAAGAGGGGAAAAAACTTTTCAACAATATATAAGAATTAAACAAGGGATGTACATATTAACTATATTTGTAGTCCAATTAATCAAATCAAATAATGAAACAAGATGTATTTAATCAGTATGTAGATAGGGTCGCAGACCTATATCAAATCAAGAAGTTTGAACTATTCTCAAAATCAAAGAAACGTGAGTTAGTGGATGCAAGGCATCTATTATATTACCTATGTTCAAAGAGACCAATGAAACTTATTTATATTCAAAAGTATATGAGTGATAATGGATACACCATAGCGCATCCATCAATCATACATGGCATCTCAGTAGTTGAAAATAAACTTATAGATGATTCAGACCTGACAACTATAATTAAGGACATAGAAAAAGCAGTTTACATTTAATCAAATCAAATCAAATCAAATCAAATCATGACAACATTCGAAAAGTTATCAGCAATCAATGTGAACGACCACGTTGAAAAGAAAAAAGACCTAAGCTACCTATCATGGGCATGGGCTTGGTCAGAAGTTAAAAAGGCTTGTCCTGACACAAGGTACGACATCAAGGAGACAGCGTACGATGAGACTCTAGGATTCATGTGTCACACATCAGTTACTATCCAAGGTGAGACATTAGATATGTGGTTGCCTGTAATGGATGGCGCAAACAAGTCTATGAAGAAGACTGAGTACACATACTCTACAAAATTCGGTCAGAAGACAGTTGAGGCAGCTACGATGTTTGACATCAACAAAACAATCATGCGTTGTTTAGTAAAGAACTTAGCTATGTTTGGCTTAGGTATCTACATCTATGCCGGGGAAGACTTACCTGAAACACCTACAGCTACACCAATTCCACCAAAAGTGGTAGAGATGTTGCCATTGGTAAAAGACTCTGAGGCTTGGGGTAAAGTAGTATCTTATGCTACAGCTAATAAACAGTTAGGTCTTAATGTAATTAAGCAACAACTATCTCGTAAGTATACGTTGGATGCGAGCATTATTTCTGAGATAGAAATTCTAATTAACCCATCACTACAAGCTAAACCTGAACCGACTCCTGAGCCAATGTTACCTAGTGAAGAGAGAGCATCTAAACCTACTAAAAAGAAATAGTCATGACAGATAAATCAAAGATTATAGAAACCCTAAGGGATGATAATGAGTATTATTCGGGGATAGGAAAGAACTACTTATCTAATTCAGATATAGGCACATTACTTTCAAACCCAAAGATGTTTGGTACAGCTAGAGAAGATAATAAAAGTTTCATGGATGGTAGATACTTCCATCAGTTGATACTTGAGCCTGAGAAGGCGAAGCTAACTAAGTTTATGGATGCTTCATCAAGAAATACTGATAAGTACAAGAATTTCTGTCAAGAGAATAACTTGCCGTTCTGTATGCTAAAGAAGGAGATGGATGAGATTGAAGAACTTGTGAAGGTAATGAATGGTAACATAACATTCTACGAAGAGATATATGATTCCAATAACCAATATGAAGTTCCAAACATCGGATTGATTCAGGGAATGATGTGGAAAGGTAAGGCAGATATTGTCACAGAACACTCTATCATAGACCTAAAAACCACAGCAGACATCCATAAGTTTAAGTATTCTGCCAAGGCATACAACTACGATTCGCAATGCTACATATACCAAGAATTATTTGGTAAGCCATTGGTGTTCTTCGTAGTAGATAAGGGTACTGCTCAGTTGGGAATCTTTAAGCCAACACAAGAGTTTGTGGATGGTGGTGGTCTCAAGGTGGGTAGGGCTTTAGATGTATACAGAAAATACTTTGGCTCAAACCCAACAGATGACATCGCTAACTATCATATAGAAGATTTCCTATTTTAGGAGTGTCTTTAAGGACACAAAAGATACTGAGAGTGTTATCTAGCCCTAAGGGTAATGCTCTCAGTTTTAATCGTTTAGGGCAAAAAAAACAAACACAAAAACATGGCGCAAGAAAAAATTTTCGCAGATGGATTCTCTTTTAAGAGACAAGAAAACGCACCCGATTTCGTTATTGGGAGATTATCGTTAAAGGTAGATGAGGCTATTGCTTTCATCAAGGAAAACGAAAAGAAAGGTTGGGTAAACCTAAATGTTAAGACAGCTAAGAGCGGTAGCTTTTACGTTGAATTAGACACTTACGAGCCTAAACCAAGAGGTGAGGAGCAAGCTACTGCTAAACCAAAAGCTAAAGCACCTACACCTACTGTAATGCCACAAGAAGAGGAAGATGACTTGCCTTTCTAAGAGATTCAAGTTTGTAAAATATAGGGGGGAATTCTATCTCCCCTATTTTTATCTCCCAACTATGACAGAAATGACAGAATTTTTTCTCTATTCTCTATATATAATATTCTTTATTCTTATTATTTTATTATTTATAGATTTGGTTAAAAAATCGACATAAAAGACATTAAAGTTAATAATCAAAAAGTTACAGAAATAAAACCAACATAAAAACAACATGATAACCAATGTAACAATATTCAAATCAATTAAGGATACAGATACACCTTACTTCAGAGACATCAGTATGGTGCTTGAAAGGATTAAGGATGGTGCTACCAAGGACTTGGTTAAGAAGATTCGTTTAGAGAGAGGAAAGCCTGAAAGAAACGACATGAAGAAACAATTGCCTGCAATTTGCTTTAGTGGTACATTCAGAAAAAGATTAGATACAGCACTAATAGAACATTCAGGATTGATATGCCTAGACTTTGATGGGTATGCTCAGAAGAAAGAACTACTACAAGACAAGGAGAACATATCTAAAAATAAATATGTGTACTCTGTGTTTATCTCACCATCGGGAAATGGTTTAAAGGTTCTTGTTAAAATACCTTCAGACCCTGAGAACCATACTCATTACTTTAACAGCCTAGAGAAGCATTTTAACAGCCCTTATTTCGATAAGACAAGTAAGAACATCAGTAGAGTATGCTACGAGTCTTACGACCCACTAATTCATGTCAATGTGAACTCATCTTTATGGGATAAGATAGATGAAATTGAGTACAAGGAAGTAAACAAGGTCAGAGACCAAGTTACGATACCTATCACAGATGAGAATAAGATTGTAGAGATACTTGTAAAGTGGTGGAACAAAAAGTATCCAATGGCAGATGGTCAAAGAAATCATCATACATACATACTTGCCATGGCATTCAATGACTTTGGTGTAAATAAAAGTCTTGCCTCATACATAATGAATCAGTATTCATCTGAGGATTTTACTCTCAGAGAAATAGCAACAACTATAGATTCAGCATACAAGCATACCTCTAACTTTGGTACCAAGTACTACGAGGATGAGGACAGAATAAATCAAATAAAAGAGAAGTTACGAAGGGGTGTATCAAAAAACGAAGTGCGCTCCCAACTGCAAGACTCCAATTTGGATAGCGCAACAATTGATTCAGTTCTAAATAAGGTTGAAGAAGAAAACGCAAAGCAAACCTTTTGGAGCAAGAACGATAAAGGGGTAATCAAGATAGTTCACATACAATTCAAGCAGTTCCTAGAGGACTCAGGATTCTACAAGTACTGCCCTGAGGGTGGAAAGAATTATGTATTTGTAAAGGTGACCAATAACCTAATAGACCATACATCAGACAAAGAAATCAAGGATTTTATTTTGTCTCATTTATTGCAATTGGAAGACATATCTGTGTATAACTACTTTGCAGATAATACAAGATTTTTTAAGGAGGAGTTCTTATCGTTGCTATCAACTATAGATATTTATTTTATATCTGATACCAAGGATACGGCATATTTATATTATAAAAATTGTGCTGTAAAAATAATGAAGGATTCAATTTTAAAGATTGACTATGTGGATTTAGGTGGATACGTTTGGAAAGACCATGTGATTGATAGGAACTTTGACATATGTAATGTTACAGGTGCGTGTGACTTTAAGAAGTTTATCAGCAATGTAAATGGTAGCGATGAACATCGTGTAGGCTCAATGGAAAGCACTATAGGATTCCTATTGCATGGGTACAAGAACCTATCATTCTGTCCGGCTGTTATATTGAACGATGAGGTTATTAGTGATAACCCTGAGGGAGGTACCGGAAAAGGACTTATAATGAATGCACTAAGCAAGATGAAGAAGTTGGTTGTGATAGATGGTAAGTCATTTGCCTTTGAGAGGTCATTCGCATATCAGCTTGTGTCAGCAGATACTCAGATTCTATGCTTTGATGATGTAAAAAAACACTTTGACTTTGAGAGATTATTCTCAGTAGTAACTGAGGGATTGACATTGGAGAAGAAGAACAAGGATGCCATCAAGATACCTTTCAGTAAGTCTCCCAAGATAGCTATAACTACTAACTACGCAATCAAGGGTGTTGGTAATTCATTCGCAAGAAGAAAGTGGGAACTTGAACTACATCAGTTCTACAACAAGGCATATACACCACTAGATGAGTTTGGAAAGCTTATGTTCGGGGATTGGTCTGATGATGATTGGTGTGAGTTTGACAACTACATGATAGGATGCTTGAGAATATATTTAAGACAAGGATTGGTTAAGTCTAAGTTCGTGAACTTGAAGATAAGACAGTTATCAGCAGAGAGTTGCCATGAGTTCATTGAGTGGTGCGGTCTATTAGATAATCAAGATAGAAACGTAGCATTACAAGTAGGGGTGAGACTATACAAGAATGAATTGTATTCAAACTTTATAGAAGAGTACCCTGACTACGGAGCAAGAGGCAAGATGACCATTAGTAGAACAAGATTCTATAAGTGGTTGGTTGCATATGCAATATTTAAAGAGGGAGTACAGCCCCAAGAAGACAGAGACCAAGTAGGTAGATGGATTCAAATAGTAAAGAAACAAGATTCAGAACATCAAAACCATTTAAACGTAGACTAAAATGACAAAAGACCAACAGATTTATGTAAGCATGATTAATTCATTTAATCTAATAACAGAAAAAGCTACAATAGAAGAGATTATCTATTCAGGCATAGGGATATTTGCCCACATACCAAACGAGGATATAGATGAAGAAGATGTCAATATATTGATATCGTATTTTGAAAGTCGTGATATGTATGAGTATTGTTCAGAACTTATTGACTTTATCAACGAGGAGTATAATTCAGATGGTAGCTTTAAACAGAAAGAATGCGAGTGTGAGTATCCTATAATAAAAAAATACATCAAGAAAATGAAGTGTTCAAGATGTGATTTAAGACTAAGGAGGAGATGATAGAGATAATACCATTATCAAATGGATATAGTAATGAGATGATGTGGAAGTACTGTGAGATGCTTAAAAATGTTGTAATGCCTACATTGGATACAATAGATGGAAAGAAGCAAGAAACAGAGCCACACATCATTCAGAAAGTTTTAAATAGTTGCGAACATTATAGAAAATTATGCGATAACGATATGGAAGATAGTGAAGTTTATACAATGAATTCAGTTCAGTTCAGGGATTACCAAACCCGAATAATACACAGAGGAACTGAGATTATAAAAGAGCATGGTTTCTTATACCTAGCCATGGAAGTAAGAACAGGAAAAACACTAACAAGCTTAGGTATATGCTCAAGACTTGATGTGTATAACGTGTTGTTTCTAACAAAAAAGAAAGCTATCTCTAGTATTGAAGCAGATTACAAAATGCTAAATCCAATATACAAATTAACAGTTATCAACTATGAAAGTGTGCATAAGATACCAAATGAAAAATGGGATATGATAATTTGTGATGAGGCACATGGCATGGGAGCATTTCCTAAACCAAGTAATAGAGCCACAGATGTTAAAGCTTTAGTTATGCGACATAACCCTATGGTGATTCTTTTATCAGGAACCCCTACACCTGAGTCTTACTCTCAGATGTACCATCAAGTGTATGGCATAAAGAATAATCCATTCAGAGAGTTTCCTAGCTTCTATAGGTTCTGTGATAAGTATGTGAACGTAACACAAAAGAAAATAAACGGATACTTTGTAAAAGATTATTCAAGAGGATTAGAGAATATCATAGACAAAATGATTCCTTATACCATTAACTATACTCAGGAAGAGGCAGGATTTGTCACCAAAGTAAATGAAGAAATACTAGAGGTAGAGATGAAAGAATCAACCTATAAGTTGATTAATAAACTAAAAAGAGATTTAGTTGTGGAAGGCAAGGAGGAGGTTATACTAGGTGATACAGCTGTCAAACTGATGAGCAAACTACACCAACTGTACTCAGGCACGGTTAAGTTTGAAAGTGGTAACTCTATGGTGATTGATACGACCAAGGCTCAGTTCATCTATGATAACTTTTTAGGTAACAAGATTGGAATCTTCTACAAGTTCAAGGAAGAACTAGAGGCATTGAAGCAAGTGTTTGGGGATGAATTGACAACAGAACTTAGTGTCTTTGAGGACACAGATAAGAATATTGCATTACAAATAGTATCAGGTAGAGAGGGAATATCATTAAGGATGGCTGACTACTTGGTTTACTACAACATAGACTTTAGTGCCACAAGTTATTGGCAGTCCAAGGATAGGATGACTACCAAGGAGAGGCTGACTAACAATGTATATTGGGTATTTGCTAAGGGAGGTATTGAGTACGAGATATACAAGGCAGTAGTTAAAAAGAAAAATTATACAATTTCACATTTTAAAAAAGATTTCAATGAAGATAACGAAATATAACAACTGTACAAAAGTAAAAATAAAGAATAGAAAGATTAGTGTTTATACTAGAGAAGATGGAACATTACTACTAGAAGCAATAATGGTATCAGATAAAGAGTCAGCAAGCATACCTAGAGCAGGTCATTTAAATCTTAGAGATTCTGCTGTAGTTACTAGTCTTGCATTTAGTAGAGAAGGAGCAGTTGCACTTCTTAATGCTTTGTATCATGAACTAGACCAAGACAACCTTGGTAACAGAAACTTAGATAGATTCAATGATAACAATCCTGAAGAGATGAGCATTGAAGAGAAAACAGAATTAGTAAAAAACTTATTTAATCAAAGATTATGAAAGAGTTTTTAAATTTTATAGCAATATCAATACTTTTAGGAAGTTTTGTAATGTTAATAATAACAATTGTAGATTTAATTAAATTATTAAAAAATAAATAAATATGAGCAAACAAACAGCAGTAGAATGGTTGGAGCAGGAATTTATTGCCCTGCAAAATTATTCCGTTAATGAACTTGGATTATTTGCAAAAGCAAAAAAAATGGATAAGCAACAGAAGATTGAGGATTACAGAGATGGTAGGACTGACCAACAGTCAGGTAGTCAATCAAGATTCTATAATAGAAGTTCTGAAACATGGTACAACGAAAACTATAATAATGACAGAACAGCAAATACAGACCAAGAAGATTAAGGAACTTGAGGCTCAAGGATACTATGTTCTTAAACTGATGAAGACCAATAAGAACGGTATCCCTGACCTGCTAGCCATCCCAAGAAATTCGGATGTGCTATTTGTTGAGGTGAAGACACCTATTGGGAAACTTTCGAAACTGCAAGAGTTTCGTATGAATGAACTAAACGAACACGGAGTAAAAACAGAAATATTTAAAGGATAAAAAAATGGGTAAAGATAGTTGGAGTGATTCTATAAGAAAAGATGCAGAAGTAGAGTATGCAAGAATGTGCGTAGAAAGTTTATTTAATTGTAAAGTTTATTTAAATACAAGGAAAAGAAATAATGTAGAGGCAAGAATGGTTTTAGCTAAAATTCTTAGAGAAGGAATGATGCCACTTAAAACAATAGGTTTTTATTTAAAGAAAGACCACACTACTATTATACATTACCTAAAACAATTAGATGATATGTTGCCAATATATGAAGAGTTAAAAGGAAAGTATATTGTAGCAAGAAACATGGTTAATAGGAAAGAACACCTAAATTATACAGAAGAACAAGTACTAACTCACAAAGAAGAGGTTTCTTCTTTGAAAAAAATAATAGATGAACTAAATTTGGAGCGGAGTTATACTTTAAATTTAAATACTAAATACAATAGAATAGGTAGAATTATCGAACTAATAGAACGTAATACACCTGAAGGGAATGAAGACTTAATAGAAAAACAAATAGTAAATATGTTCCAAAGAATAGCATATAAAAACCAATCATAGCATATGAACCCACAGCAAGATGAAGAAAACAAAAGGGCGCATAGGATAGCTTTCAGGATGACTGAAAACCATAACCTATTATCAAACATCTATGAGAACTTAGTTGATAGAGACTTTAAAGCTGTGGAGAAGGATGCTAAGAACTTAATAGTTGACCTTAGATACATTATCAAATCCCTAGAAGAAGATGAATTTTAGTGTCGTTAAAGACACAAAAGGTCACAGCTAATAACTGTGACCTTTTTTTTTATTTTACTTTTGGAACATATCCATACTTAGCATCCTTTTCGGCTCTCTTCAAATCTCTCTCTTCTTTTTTATCTTTTCTTTCTTCTTCATTTTCAAGATAGTTTTCAGAGTTCTTACCGAATTTTTCTTCATATAAAATTGGGTCGTATCTTTTTAAATCTTCCTTGGTATCGTATATACCGTAATCGTTAGACTTTTCTCTATCTACAGATTTTATAGTCTTAGAACCTTTCTTAGCAAACTTGATTGTATTTCTCATAACTGTATTTACTTCTACAGGTGCTAATCCAATATTTGTAAGAAGAGCAAGTGGAATCATATTGCCAATAAGTTCTTGGTCATTTTTACTTATTTTTCTCTCTCTTCCATAATCATCTTTATAAATACCATTGTAAGCTAACATAGTCATTTCACCTAATTGTGCTGCTCTGATAAGAGGAATACCAAACAAACCATACTGCTCCGCAATAGTTTTGGCTTTTGGTTCGTATAAAGATACTACATCTTTTTCTTTTGTTTTTAACATACGCTGAGTTTGCGCTAGTGCATATGCTGCACCATACTGTAAAATAGGGTCTAAAAGAGGAGCAGGAGACAGTATATCTGCAACTGCTGATGTAGCTTGACCTTTTATAATACTTTCTCTTCTTTTCTTTCTTTCCTCTTTATTTTCATCATCATCCATAAGCCACTTAGTAAGTGAACCAAATAAATATACAAGACCACCTGATAACATTTTAAATACAGCCATCTCTACAGCAAATCCCGATAAAGATAATGCAGCAGTTCTTCTGTCTTCTACTGTAGATGTTTTGCTTGTAAGTACATTTATATCTGAGCCTAATCTAGCTGCCTGATTCATTCTGAAGTTAGCAAAAGGCATGAAAATCTTTACAAGTATTTGTCTGCTTGCTTCTTTATTTGTAAATAAGAATCCATTTAAATCAGCATCAGATACGTTCTGTTGTCTATCGACCATCCTCTGAGCATAATCGGCTGCATCTTCATTTAAAGTATGGCTACTATAATCTAAATTCTTTGTGTCAATACCTTGTTGTCTCAAACTCTTTTCATAGTAAGACTTCCAAGATGCTTTAGCAATATACACATCGGGAGAAACTAAGAAAGTTTGTAACCACCATTCATTGGCTTTAAGCACAAGTTCAAGTGTTTTTTTACCTCCGGTTTTAGCATCTTCTTTTATTAATTTATTTAAAGATTCAATATCAGCTTGAGATTTTACTCCCCTTGTACCAATAGCATAGCCTGATTCTCCTAACCAAGTTTGAAAGTCAGAATTCAAAGAAGAAATTACATCTAAATTTTGAGCATTTACTAATGTGTTAAACGCAACAGGTATAACTTGTTTTAAAGTCTGAGTTGGACCGGCTAATGCTTGACCTACACCAATTGCAGCCACTTTATTAAGAGCCTTTGCAAACTTACTGAACTCATCTTGAGAGTAAATATTTCTACTTCTAATATTCCTTACATAACCTTCTATTCTATCCTTCAACATTTCTCCATCTTCTATATTGAATATTTTATTAAAGTCATCGCCATTTATAAAAGTATCAACTTGTCTTACAGCAGCTGCGGTGTTTACATCCACAAGTGCATCATACATAGAGTTGGCATTATTACTATCAAATGAGAAATCAACTACTCTATTAGTTCTGTTATTCTTATCATCTGTAGGTAATTCTATAGGATATGAAGGAGTTTGTAAAACACCTGCTTCCGTATCATACAATGAATTATTGTTGTGATGAAATGATGATTCATTCATCGCTGCGGTACTTTGTAAATCTGTTGTTTTACTATTAGAAGCTAATTTTCTTAGATTATCAGGGATGTAGTTTAATTCTTTGTTTAGTACTTTATTGTATACATTTAAAGAAACATCGGCTAACTTATCAAATTTATCACCCCAAGCATTTTGCCAAAACTGAATAGCTTCTAAGTTAACCTTATCTATTCTTTCTGCTATTTCTTTTGCATTTTGTGGTTCAGTTCCTGATACTTGATTAGGACTTAATGGATTTTTTGCAACAGAAAAAATCTTATCATATACTTTTTGATATAGTTCTCCTTTTACTTTTTCTTCATCATTACCTTTTGATAATACATCAATGGTCTGTTTAACTAATCCCTTCCTTCTATTGAATTCAGTTTGCATTTTTTCTTCGCTTCCAACAAATGTTCTCATCATAAATGCAGCCATACCTCTTTCTACATTATTTTCAGATGTGTTGAAAGCCTCTCCATTGGCTTCTTTCTTATAGAACTGACTAACGTACTCTTCTACAATGGCATTTGATTCAGAAACAGCTAAAGATTTTTTGTTTATTAGTTTAGTTAAGCCTGACATCTTTTGAACATAAGCACCACGACCCACTCCTTTAAACATTCTCTCAAATAACATTGGTAAGTTATAAGTTTGTTCTGCTAAAAGTTTACCAAAATCATCACTAAACCATTTGCTTAATCTTAAACTTTTTATGTTTTTATCTATTAGAGTCTTGGTATTTTCCATAGCTGTATAGTCAGATAGAACAGCTTCCATTTTAGCGGTAGAATCATTTTGGAAGAAATTTATAAGACTATCAACGGCAGCTAAAGACTGTTTTGCATTTAAATTATTCAAGTCCATTGCCATGAATCTGCCTATCAATTCTTTTTGTTGCTTAGTAAAGTTCCTTGGTTCTCCGGTAAACAAATCAGTTCCTCTACTTATGGTTTCCTTGATAAGAGTAGAGTATATACCAAACATTTTTTTGATAGAATCCTTGATAGCAACCTCATTGCTTTTCTTTATTGTTTGTGTATTTTCTAATAAAGCTTTTATTTCCTGAGGAGTAAACTTAGATGCATCAATGCCTAATAACTCTTGGATTTCAGCAATCTTTTCATCTAATAATTTCTTATTTTGAGATTCAACCATCTCATCCACATACTTAGAAACTGATTCTATATTAATAGTTTGAGCAAATTTTGGTCCTTCACTAGTTAGTTTGGAACCATAAATAGCTTCATAAATAGCAGCTGCTACAGTATTGTACTTATAGATATCATCCACCATAGATGGGTCTATCTCTGTAAACTTCTTCCCTAACTCTCTTAGGTTAGCATTTCTATCTTGATTTTTAGATAAAGATGCAATAGCCTTTTTAGTTTTTTGCGCTATAGATAATTGGTTTACATATTCGGCATCATTAAATACCTTAGTCATATAGTCAACAAACTTGCCAATAGACTTCTCGCTGAATACATTTACAGCACTAAATCTACGAACAATACTTGCTGCTTGCTTAACTGATATCTTACCTGTTTTCATCATATTCTTGATGTCTTTAGTAAGTTCAGCACTTGCTTTTACCCAAGCAGCTTTTACATCCCTAGCACCTCTTGCATAGTCTTTGATTTGCTTGATAAGTAATTCCTTCTCAGTCATGGTAATATTATTTGGGTCAACAATATTTCCTAAGGTAACATCTATTCCATGGGATGCATCATATCTTTCAAATTTATCAAGAGTAGTACTTAGATTCTTAACTGCTTTCTCTCTGATACCAATTATCTTTCTGATGTCACGAACTAACTTTTCTCTTTGTACATCTGTAGCATTCTTATATGTATCTTGTTTTGCTAAGTACTTCATGATACGACTCAAGATATCTTTGTTTGGAACAGTTGTCAAGGCTTTATCTTTTTTGATTGCCTTATTTATAGCTGCCATCATCTTATCAAAGCCCGGCATTGTCTCTTCTGATAATACCATTTGCTTAGATGCACCTAACTCTGTATCCATTACTTCCTCTATTTCCTGAGCAGTAAAACCGTTTCTTTCTAAGAATATTGCAATTGCCTCTTCAGAGAAACCTTGACCTCTAGCATCTCTAACCATTCTATCAATAGTTTTTACTGCATCTTCTTGAGATTTATTGATTGCGTTAACAGTTACAGCATTCTCATCAAATACCACATAGTTAGAACCTCTTGCAGTATCACTAGTTGCACCACGAGATATACTTTCGGCAGGATACTTAATACCATCAATACCATTCTCAAGTAGAAATAAAGAAGCTTTTTGAGGACTGCCTAATGTTTTATCTAATTCCGAATATAATTCTTGTCCACTATCATACATATTATAATAGCCTAATAATAAACCTTCTTTTGAATATAAATGAAAACCTTGATTCTCTTTATTTTTAATTTGATATCCTTTTTCCCCTAAAGATTTTTTTATTTTATCAAAAGTCTGTTCTTTTATACGTTTATCCCATTCTACCCAATTATATTGCTCAGGAGTTTTCCCTTGGTGAAGTGATACTTTATATAATACACGACCGGCATTACTTTTTGCTTGTTCTATGTATCTATTTTTTAATTTAGTTTGATTATCTATTATTTCATTTGCAAAATCAGGAGCCTTTTCATAGTTTATAGAAGATTTTATTTTGTTTACTGTTTTATCATATGCATCATTTATGAGTTTTATTCTTTCATCAACACTTTTAGATACAATATCTTGTATATTTTCGTTTGTATATCCTGTTCCATAAACAAATTGAGCAATAGCTTCTGCTTGTATACTTATTGCTGATAATCTATCAGCATATGCTTGTGCTATACCTTTAACATCAGAAAAATAAAGACCCCAACCAAATGCTTGTGCGCCTTCACCGGTTCCTATTTTTTCTGTGGTAAACTTATCAAATAAATGTGGACTTCCATGCCATGCATCTACCTGAGACTTATTGATTGGGAAAGATTGCTCTAATGCAGTTACTTCTTCTTCATATGCTTGAACATCTCCACTTGTGCTAATCTTTTTACTGCTTGCGCTTTTGTTAGATTTGGCTTGCTTAGATTCTTGCCCTTTTCCGAGGTTACTTTGTACCCCTGCGTTGTTTTCTTTATCATTTTTTTGTTGTGTTAGTTTTTCACTCTTCTTAAATTCAGTTTGTGCCATTCGTTCGGCAGCACCCTCTTGTGGTATAAACCCAATTCCCCCTGCAACTTTAGTTGGAACATGAGTCGCAACATCTTTCAGTAATCCTTTTGGGGCAAGATATGTATCTTTAAAATTAACTTTATTAGGTGCAGATAACATACTATATGTCCTTTTAGATGGGTCAACATCTCTATTTTTCGCTAAATAAAAACTGTTTAATTTATCTTTATTACCATTAGCTAATTTTTCAAAATACTTTCTTGACATCTTATCTCTGACAATGTTTTCTAATCCATTTTGAAAAGATGGTTTTACCTTATCTATAAAATATTCTTCTTTTAGTTCTTTTTTAGGTAGTTTTCTATATTCTTTTTTAAATTTTGCTCGGTCTATTCCAATTCCTGATGTTGTAGTTGCATCTTTTTTAGTTATAAATTCATCAAACCAAGCCTTTCTTTCTTTTGCTGTTACCTTATCCAACTGAGTAGACATATCAATTCCCTTTTCAGGTCTTGCAAACTCACCAAAGTTTTCTTGAACATCATAAACACCATCTAAAATAAAGTGATTTGTACCCGGTAATTTACCATTAAATAATGGATGCAGAATTCCTTTAGTTTGAATTTCTTCAATTAGTTTTTCTCTTTCCTCTACAGATGTAACATCTAACTCAAATCCACCTACAGTAAATCCACCAACATTATTAAGCATCATATCTTCTGTTAAGAATGATTGGTCGCCATATTCTTTTAAGAAATCATATATAGTAGCACCAACTTCACGAAATAATAATTTACTTTTTGTTGTTTTTTCATTTGTTTGTACATCTTTATGTTCAGATAAAACACCCATTCCTATATACTTTCTTGTATTAAATGTAGTGCAGTTTAAATAAGCATCAGTTAATTCTTTTAAATTTGAATTAGGCTGAATGCTATCAATAAGTTTAAATAATTCAACTTTAGATGTTCTTCTTTTTGCTCCTGCTTCAGATTTTTTAATTTCTTCCCCTTTTTCTTTTGCTTCTTTTATTGCTAATGCTTCTTCTTCAGCTGCTTCTTCTTCAGCTTTTAACTCATCTTGCATTGCTTTTGAGTTATTGATAAATTTTTTTATAGACTCCTTAGCTTCAGCTAGTTTTTTAGGTGATAGCGTTCCAAGTTGTTGCATTGCTCTCATTAAGTACTTAGCACCATAAGAGTTGTTTATAGTGGTATGAGGTGGTTGAATCATAATAAGAACAAGAGTCTTACCCTGACCATATGCTTTTTCAGCAGCAGTATAAGCACCCTTTACAGTTCCAACACCTAAACTTGCAAATCCAATTCCATCCTCTATATTTTTTGCATTGTTAGCAAATCCATAACCACCTAGTATCGGTTCGTTATCAGAATCTACACCGTATCCTGTGGCATCACTCGTGATAATAACTACTCTTCCCTCGTATTGTTTAATCAGGTCTGTAAGATTTTTAACCGGAACTTCCCCTAGTTTCAAAACATCAAACTCATCCTTACCAACATATTTAGATGGTATAACATAGTCTCCAATCTGACTCTTAGCAGATAGTTTCTTAGACTTTGTAGCTACAAAATCAGAGGGTACTTTTATTGCTAAACCCTCACCATAGGCTTGGGTTTCATTTAAAAACTGAATAGCTTCTCCCCCCTTTATGGCTTGAGATACATTGCTAAAGAAATCAATTACATCTTTAGTATTTTTTAAATCTTCAAATACTTTTATTTGACCTGCTGATAAAGTTGAAACAAGTTTATTAATAATAGCAGCAATCCTTTGTAGTGTAGTAGGTGAGATATTAGCTTGCTCTTGCTCTAATAAACCTGTTAACTCAGCAAGATACTCTTCATAAGTAACATCTGTCTTATATTGGTCTGCAAATGCAATCAATTTATCATTAGTACTTTGCTTTAAAACAGTTGATATTTTATTTCTGAATTCTTTAAACAAAGCAGGTTTGTCACCAAAGGCTTGTAACATGATACCATGTGCCACCTCGTGCGCTACAGTTGTAGTTGATGCTCTTGATAAGTTTATATCTATTCTTCCTGAATAGGTTCCATCAGCATTCTTAACAGCATTAAAGTTACCTTTCGTATTTTGCTTACCTCCTGTTTTTTCAACAGCAGCATTGTAACTTCCTTCATCTTCATGAACAACAATGTCAAAGTTAGGCATAACAGACTGTAAAGTTTTTATTGCCCTTTGTGCTGATTCTACAACTTTTAGTTTAACAGCATCAGTAGTCTTTGCTTTTAAAGTATCAAGAGAAGACTTGTTTGTTGCAGACACACCGGTATCTGTAGTTGGTGCTGCTCCTACTTGTTGTTTAGTTGCAGCATACGCACTTTTTATTTCTTTTCCTGTTGCTGTGTAAGTATAAGTCTCTTTTGTTTGACCCTTAACTTCTTTACCATATGGTATACCAAAGAATCTTTTTCTTTTAGGAGTTCCCTCTGTTTTATTTACTGTAACTCTATCTCTAAATTGAACAGGAACATCATCAAGTGAAGTAACAGTTTCTGTAACTTGTTCGTTGTCTGAAAGCTGAGAAATAGCTGTATCTGCCTCTGTTATTGTTTGTTTATCAAGACCAAACTCAGACTCAAGTCTTGATACTTCAGTCTCTAAATCTAATGGTGTCTTTAAGGACACTTCTACTGTGTCTATTATAGACTGTTGGAATTCTGTACGTTTATCTTCCGGAGTTGATTGCGCTTCATGGAACAAATCTGATAATTTTTTTTCGTTTCCTAAAATAGAAACTGTATCACCATTGGTGTCTTTAAATGTAGCAGTTGTTTTTTCTTCAAGAGGTAAAGCCTCTAATGCAGCAGTTGTAGTCTCAGGATTAGCTAGTATGCCTTCACCTTTAGGAGAAACTTGTTCAGTTTTGGTATCTTCTCCTGTTGCAATCTCATTTAGTTTAACATCAATATCAGCTATAGCTGCTTGAGTAGGACCGGTTAATGACTTATCTTTACCTTCTATTTCATTTTTTAAAGCCTGCTTTATTTGTATCAAAGTAGCAGTCATACTTCTTCTTTCATTACCTTCTATTGTAGATGGTATCTGATTGTCGGCTGCTTGTATTTTATGTACGTTTTCTACAGCTGTAACAGCTTGTTCTTGAGTAATGATACCTTTCTTTACCTCACGGTCTAATTGCTTTTTAAACTCACTCATTAGAGCATCATCTTTTAACTCTAATGCCCTGCCATAAGCAGTTGGATTTGCTTGATTCTGTACAGCAGAAGTAACTGCTGATGTTCCAACACCACCTACTAAACCATAGAAACCTTCTTCAGAAACTTTAAGACCTAATTCCTTTAGGTACTGAGCCATTGTTTGGTCTTTATTACTATCTTTACCGGTATATGCCTCTGCTGTTTGACCGGCTGCTTCACTTAATAAAGCCTGCTCTATCTCTGTCAAAGGCTCTTTTACTCCCGACATTACTAAATCCTTACCATACTCTTTTATTTTTTGACCCATTGTAGCTTTTACATATGAGAATAAAGAGGCTTCTGTAAGTTCTTTTGTTGCTAATTTAGAAATAACATCTCTTGTTGTTTCTTTCAGTAGAAGTTTAAATGCAGGTTTGGTTACTAGGTCAGAAACACCCATTGCCTCTAATACACCAAGAGGAATTGATAATGCTGTAGCTGCTAATTCAGATTGTCTAGTTGTTAAACCTGCTTTCTCAAACATATCAAAACTTTCATTATATGCCATACCTGCTCCTGCTGCTCCTGCTGCTACTGCTCCTGTTCCTCCTCCTAAAAATCCTGCTGCAACTGTTGGAAGTACTTGACCAAATGCTTGAGAAATTACATATCCTACTCTATTTGCACTCCATTCTCCTTCAAAAAGTTTTTGCCAATTTTTAGGAGTTTCTTGAGTTATTAATGAATCAGCAAATTTATTTACTACTGCAAGTTTTTCTCTTTTTTGTGTACGAACTTCTTCATCTAAACTTCCATCATCATTATATTCGTTGTCTTTTCTAAGTTTTTCTTTTTCCTCAGGAGATAACGTAATACTACTTTCAATTGCATAGGATTTTAAAATTGATTTAAATTTGTCATAATTAAATTCATCTTCTTGTCCACCAATTGCATTCAGCATACCCATAAAACCTGTTACACCTTTTATGCCATAAGATTTGAATGATTCTGTAGTATTTCTATAAGAACCATATCTTTCATCTAAACCTTTTTGTCTAATAGTTTCATCTTTATCTATACGAGCATTAAGGGCTTTTGTTTTCTCGCTTAATTGAAAATATTTATCTACAGTTTCCTTTTGTTTTTGAGCAGCTAATTTTTTTTCTTCAGATTGATTAGGGTCTAAAATGATATTTTCTAACGCAGCATATCCACCCCCTTTTGTTTCAGGGTTTAATGTTTGGTAAGTAAATATTTGGTTCCTTAAATCAAGTTTTTCTTTTTCTACTCTTACTTTTTCTTGGGCAGCATTATTTATAGCCTGAAGAGAAGTTAAGTTTGTTGGAGTTCTAAAATTTGCATTATCTATAATTTCTTGTTTACTCTGAGGTGCTGATTCTAAAGGGGTAGCAATTGTTGTTTGCTTTAACCCCTTAGCTAAAAGTGCGTTCTTATCAAATGGCTTTAGCGAACCCGAAGAAGTACTTTCCGAAGGTAATCCCATAGTACCTGACACGTTTCCCTGAGTAGGGAGTTGTGTTTGCTCTTTTTTTTTTAATGGGTCTTCAGAAGTAAGTCCAAATTCAGGAAACTTAGAAAGTACTTCTTCTTCTGTACCATATTTTCCGCTGTTAGAAGTAGCTACAAAATCTTTCAATGATTGAATATCATATCCTTGCAATTCAGGGAACTTAGATAATAACTCTTCTTCTGTAGAATATTTGCCACTATTTGAAGTAGCTACGAAATCTCTTAATGATTGTTTTAAATCCGGCATAATTATATTTTTATCTTGTGTTTCCTCCTGTTACTGTAGTTGAACTACCACTTTTTTTAGCAGCTTTACTTGCTTTAGTTACATTTTCATCTAACCATTTTTTTAAATTCTGCGCTTGTAGTGGTGCATCAGCCCCATCATCTACATTTGCTGTATATGTTACTTCATTTTCTCCTTGTCCAATTGTTAAATTAACATCATCACCAAACCATTCTGTTTGAATATCTAATCCTAAATCCTGTATTATATTTATTAATTGTTGAGGGTCTCCTGATGTAAATAATGCAGGTGTTAATTTTTCTTTTGCTTCGTTATATCCTACAGTTTCACCTTTTGTTGCTCTACCTTTAAATAATATATTCCCTTTTGCATCTTTATAAGGTGCTTTAAAATTAGGATTTCCTCCACCTGTTGCTTTATTTAAAATATTTTTATTCGATACATTATGAACTCCTGTTCCTATTTGCATCCAATCACTTAAATTTTTAACTTTTGATAAATCTATTCTTTGAGATTGACCCGGAGTTATGTTTTCTATATTTAAAAATCCGGGTTCTGAATCAGCATCAATACCAATTATCCCTGCTGCTTTAGCTTCAGGAGAACCTAATAGTGCTTGTAATACATTACTTCTTTTATCAGGGTCTGACTCTAAATAATAGTTATTCCACAATGATGCAGTAGCTATTTTTGATTTCTCACTTTCACCTGCATCAATCTCTGCTTGTGATGGTCTAGGTTTAGTAGGTTCACTATACGGTGTAATGGTTTGTTTGTTATCGTACTGTAAACGTGCTTGACCTCTGATAAATTCAGTTGCCATCTTAGATTGTTTTTCAGTAAACTGAGGAATAGTCATCCCTGAGTTAGGGTCTTTCTTCATATATAAATCGTTTTCAGATGTTCTGTCTTTTTCTGAATAAACAAATTTAAATGGCTTACCATCTACTGTTTTTATGTTTTCAGTTAAAATAGATAATCTATTGAAATCATTTCCTATCATACCATTAATGGCTTCTGTTTCTGATGCCTCAAAAGATTTAATTACTCCATTTATTTTTTCACTTCTTTGTTTTATACTAAGAAAGCTTGAAATACTTCCTGCTCTTGTCTCAGAACCAAATTGCCTTAAAACAGTTAATTCTTCTCCAAGAGTTCCTACCCAAGCCTTTAATGGCTCTTCGTATTTATATCTATCATATTTACCATATAGATTAGCTTGAGCATTTGCTATAGTTGTAAAATCTCCGGGATTTTGACTCATAGTCCTAACAGTTTTACCATCTATAACTTGATTGGTAACTTTGCCAATAGTTAATGCTCCTGTAGTTGGATTTATAAATAAATCAGATTCATTAAAATTACCCCAACCTTCAAGTTTATTCATTCCTTCTAATTCATATGCTTGTGAATCAGTATCTCTATATCTTTGCATTTTCTCAGCAGATTGTGCTTGAAAATTTTTTAACATTGTAAAAGCTTGGTCTGTACCATCAAGTAAGTTCTGTCTATTTACAGTATAGTCCTTTAATTTTAAAGCACCTGATTTCAATAATCTATCTTGCATCAATCTATATTCAGATGCATTGCTTGCAAACCTTAATGCATATTCTCTTGCACCAACGTGTTCGCCTAATGGTACTTCTGTTAATGTTTTAGAGTAGTCACGGCTTGCTTGGTCTATGGCATCTTTTTTTGCTTCACGGATTCTATTTGTCTCCGAAAGCATATCTGTCATGCCTTTACCAATGGTTGCCCAATCTACTTGACTATCTGCGCTTCTTTCTGCGTAACCGTAATATTCCATTTCTTTATTTATCTAATTAGTCCTTCAATCCTCTTGCTTTACGTAATTCAAGTATTCGTTTCATCGTAGCATCTTCGTATACTTCATTATTGTTCTTTTTCAAATATGATGTCCATAAATCCTTTTCTGAAATATCAGGATTTATAAGAGGAGATGTTGGACCGGGAGTACTAGGATTTGTAACAGCTGAAGTAGGAGTAAGAACACTTGTTTGAGGAGCATTCCAATTTACACCTTTTAAACCTTCAGGATTTGAAATTAAATAATCTTGTCTTTTATCTATTGATAATCCATTTATTCCCTCATATCCTGATTGCATTGAAAGTGCTTTATGAAAATCCATAGGTTTGCCTGTTGTAGGGTCTATATATTTTTTATCAAAATCTGCACCTTGTGATGCTGCATAGTAATCTTTTTCTGCTGCATTTAAAGATTTTAACCCTGCACTTTTTTGATATAATGGAACCATTTCTAGTCCTTGTTGAACACCTGATGTTACTGATGCAAACCCTTGTGCTGTTTGTGCTGCTGCTGCTTCTGTTGCATCACGAGCAGCCATTTGCGCTCCACCGGCTTCAGCTAAGTCTATACCAACTCCTACATCTCTTAATCTGCTATCTTCTTGTGCTACTAACTTATCAAGTTCAAGCATTGTATTTGCTTGGTCTGTTCTAATCCCTGCTTGAGCCTCATTTTGTTGAGCCTGAATTCTTCCTGCTGTTGCTGCTGCACCTCTTTCACTTTCAGCACCGGCTTGAATAGCTTGTGCGCCTGCTGATATAGCTGCTTCACTTTGCAGCATATACGCTTCTTTTGGTATACCTATTTGTTTGTAAAAGTTCTTGTCTAGTTTAGACCTTGCTGCTGCCATAGCTATACCTGCTTCTGCTTGCGCTCTTGCTGCTGCATCCTTACTTTGTGATGCATCATAAAAAGATTTACCTGCCGAAGCTGCTGATACTGCTAATCCTGCTATAGCTAATGCTGTTGTTGTTACTACTGCCATATTTATAATTTTTTAATCATTTCACTTGTGTATGAGTCACCTTGTACATATCCATACTCTTGATAAGTTTTAATGAGTGGTTTACTTTTAATTAAAGCATAGCAATAAGTGTATCCTCCATCTTTAGCTGCTTCTGTAAGTACCTCTATTAATAAACATATTGCTACTTTTCTAGTTGGTTTTACACGATACTCTTTGTTTGATATAATCCAATCTATCCAAGCAGCCTTTGAGTTTGTTGCGTACATAAATCCTGCACATACAGGAGTTTCACCATCAAAAACTATTACACCACCTTTACCGTTGTCAGGCAAAAAATCTTTACTTGGAGCCTCCCAATTCCAATCCTTCCACCATTTAGTAAGGATTTCTTCATAATCTGTATCGTTTAGTACTCTTACGTTTAATAAACTCATCGTTACAAAGATATTATTTTATGGGAAACTTTTCATAACATTACTTTCAACGGCAAATAGTTCAATCTTTTCAGTAGAATCATTTTCTAGGTTGAATACCATGTAATGCCCAAGTACACCGTGGGATTCTGCAACAGAGTTTTTAATATATAAAAAATAATTTATATTAGTAGGAATTGGTATTGTTCCCGGAGGAGTTGTTATAACAATTTGGTTTATGCCTGCCGGTAAGTTTACGTTTATAGCAGAAACTATTCCTGCCCATTTAACATCCGTACCAAAATATAAATAATCTCCAATACTTATGATGCTTCCTATTGACACTAATGGGTTTATGCTAAAATTAATGGTGTTTCCACCAACAACTGTTGTGCTATTTCCTATACCATTCACACTCCTTAAAGCAAGTTGACCTATGGTATTATTTCTAATAAACGCAAAGAAAGATGCCTCTTTCTTTTCAAACCAAGGAGCCTGTATAAATCCTGAGTACTGTAAATCAGTTTCTAATGTAGCTGACCATTTTGCATCCCCTTCTAAGTTCAAAGTTTTAAACAACTTATTCTCAAGAGGTACTTGATTAAATACACTCTGTAAAGTAGTTGGAGTAAACAGTCCATAAAACGTATTTCTATTCTCGTTTACATTGTGTCTGTAAATATTTCCACCCTTAAAAGTATAAAAGTAGTTATTCATTCCTATCATCCAATCAGGATTATAAGAGTAATATGAAACCCACCCATCGGCAGATTGGCTATATGATAATGTATTTGTCATTTATATTTTAATTAAGGACAATAAATTGATGAGTCTGTTACTGTAATTACAATACCATCTAAAACTTGTATGGTATCATTAGGAGCAGGGAAAGGACTTAATCTATACCAACCATTAGGTAAATAATTTTGAGCAGTAGAATCTAAAAACACCCAATCATGTAAACCAACTGTTGGTGAAGAATTTACAGATACAAAATAATAAATTTCTCCACTAATTTCCCCACAAAATTCCGGAGAAGATGGACTTACGAATGTTTGACTTCCAATAAATTCAGGAAGATAATTAGGGCATTCTATTGTTAAGTCATAACCCGAATTAGGACATGGTGAAACAATTTTTACATTTAAAGTAGATGGAGTTGTATTTGGTTTTGGTATTACCATAACACATTCACCGGGATTTAAAGTTGTTGTTTGAACTTGTGGAGCAAGAATTGAAATTGTTTCATTACTTCCTGTATCATACCAACTACCATTTAAAAACTTATAGATAGGTACTGTTTCAGAAACAGGAGAAATAGGCAATGGGCAAGATGCAGTTTCACCAAGATAAGTTTCTTTATTTGATGGTAACCCATTTAGTGGACCTTCTGTAAAAGAACTTACTTTATTATAATAAACTGAATCATATTGTACCAATATACCACTAATTAGTAAGTTTGGATAAAACCTAATTATAATAGCACCTAAATTGCTTAATACATTTACATTGTATATATCTACAAGAGGTTCATCAGCTACTCTATTTCCACTAAATCCACATTCTATAAGGCAAGATGGACAAGTCGTAGGCAATCCTAATATTCCTCCTACTTGTTGTCTTGAAATAGACCCATCTGAATAGAATCCATCGGGCGCATATAGTGACATATCTGAATTTGAAAATACAGATGATGAATCTGCAAATGAAGAATTATCTAAATAGTATGTTTGAGATATTGACATATTTTATTTTATTTTATTTTATTAACAAACACAAGATATTGCTATTACTGATGGAGAACCTTGTAGTATAGTAAAAGGTTCTATATATCCTTGTACATATATACACAATTGATTTGCTGTTCCTTCGCCTACAGTAAGATTAAATCCTGCATCAGGGTCATCACACATTCCTCCCGGAAAACTAATTATTGCATCACCACCTGAAGGAGGATTTATTATTTGATATGTTACACATGGTGTTGCACATGGTGTACATAAACAACAAGAGTCTACCACTCCATTTTCAATATTAGAACTATAACATAATTCTATTGAAGTAGAACTTCTATAATCCCAAATTAAATATAATTTATTACCAAGTGCGTTATCAGGAACAATAAAGTCTGCATACCAAGATGTAAAGTTTGCTACTAATGGTGTTGCTAATGTTGATGCTGCTAATAAAGCCATAATCTCAGGATGACTAGCACCATATAAAGTATTTGACCTTAAATATCTAAAACTATCATCAAAAGAATTAAACACATAAGTATCAGGGAATATTTGATTGTTAATAATCCTCATAGTACTAAACTCAGGAGGGAATATTCCGGCACCTACAGCACCTGTACTTACATTGTATCTACTTACAATAGGAGTAGGACTACCTGCCACAAACTGTAAAGAATGTGATTGTAGTGGAGATGTGTATACTCCATCTGTAAAACTAAACTGAGTAGTTGTAGTGAAACCTGCTTCGCTATTATTATTTAAAACAACTTCAATAATTGTTAGTTCTTCTTGAAAAGGACATTTAGCAAGCATAGATATTTCTAATTCTGTATCATTCCACAAAATAGTAATAGTAGCAGTTTCAACTAAAATATTGTTTTTGAAAAGAGTATAACTTCCTGATGTTGTTTGCAAAGGAGTGGTATAAGAAGTACCATCGTAATCTATAGTTATTGTAAAACCTCCTGTAACAACATTTGCTACTTCCCATGAAATCTCACTTTGACCTATTAATCCACCTAAATCTACACAATAAGTAAATTGGTTTTCTTCAGCAAATGCAAGTGTTAGTGTTTGTGTAACACCACATTGTACACATTGAGGATTTAATGGAAGTTCTTGGTCATTACTACACAATACATACTCATTCATATATGGGTCATAACCACCTAATTTTTGAGTATTAAAATATTCATTAAAGTTATCTCTAAACCAAGTTCTCATATTCATATCTGATACCACTTTTAGTTCTTCGTTAGAACCGGCAGTACCTCTAAGTTGAATTACAACACCCCTTTTTACATCTGTAAAGAACCTATCAAAACCCCATTGAACATAACTTTCAGGATTAAAACTTATACCATATTTTTCAGTTCTTGCAATTTGAGTTCCTAATACCTCAGGAACAGAAGTCAATGCTCCTCCACCTGCTGCATCAGAAAGTAAGTTTTTACCTGCTAATACATATGATATTTTATCTTCTTGTAAAGCAAGTACATCTGTTTGTCTTCCATCTAATTTGTAGATAGGACCAAAAGATGACTCTAAGTATTTATAATTAAGTAATCCTAAGTTAAATTCATTTAGTTTATTTATATTTGATTCAGTATTATATATACCACTATAAGTAATATCAGCAAATCTATGCGCTTCTTTATAGTCCTGAACTGCAACTGATGTTACTCTTTGACCAAAGTTAAATGGTCTACCAATAATAGAATCTCTAATGGTATAGCTTTCGGCTCCGTTGCCAAAAGAAAAACAATTAAAAAATCCTGTATATATAACACCACTAATATTATTTGCAATATCTTGACTTACATCTTCAGTATTTAATTGACCTAAATGATTTCCTTCAGAATCAATTTCATAAGATTGATTATTTTCAAAGAATACATCAGGTAATGCATCTTGAGGTTCAGTTTCAAATACAAATAAATCTCCTGTTCTGCTAACAACTACATTCATATCTACCCTTGAATTTCCACCATCATCATATGCATCAAAACAAGCAAAAGTTCCACTTGTCATTAATATAAGTTGATATGTAGTAGGATTTCTATAAAACTGCCAATAATTTACACACTCATTTCCTGTACTTAATATACCTAATGCAGGATTAAAACTATTTGATATTGAACAAGTATCATTATCTTCAACATATTGAGTTCCTTGATTTATAGTACTTGCTATATTTTGACCAATAAACCAATCATACATATTATTATAATTTGCTGATGATATATAATCTTTTTCAAACTCATATACTCTTTTACCACATAATGTAAGCAAACCTCCTGCTCTATATGCTACAAATTTTAATTTTATTTTTGTTCCATTACTTATAGCATAATCTTGATATTCCCTAGAAGGATTTAAAGGGTCATATCCTGCACCTCTATAAGTATTCATTGGATATGAAAGAATAGGAGATTCACCTATATCAGTTTCATTTCTTGATAAAGTTCCCGGAGAAATAACTGAATCAGGATTTATTTGAACAACAAAATCATTTGGATTTATTTTCATGTAAACTCCGGCAGGAATTGCTAAACTATCTACAATAAAATTAGCTGATTGTGATTCTTTTTCAAGTACTGTTGCATAACAACAAGTTTGTGTTGGTCCTGTTGAATCTGCTTTTACAATTAATCTATCTCCCTTTTCTACTTTTCTAGCATTTTCTCCTTCAAGTAAAAACCAATAATCATTGGTATTTGGAACTTGAAAAAATACATTACTATATATAGTTTGGTATATTTCTTCATCAGGTTTAATAACAAACTTATATCTTTTAGCCCAATATGGCGCACGTTGTGTTGTAGGTATAACTACTTTTATGAAATTTTCGTATTTTGAATTCCCACAAGGAACATTAATTGTATTATTAGGACTTACTAATGCTGTAGTTGACCTATTAAATTCATCCATATAAACAATACCTAATTCATATCCACGATTACTATGTAAACTTCTTGGATTTGCTATGTTTTGAAAAAAAGCTGAATTAGAAATCATTTTATAGTACTCATAAACGTATTGAGTTGGTGTTGTTGTATTATTTACATATTGAGCAGCAACTAATTGAATAGAAATTAAATTACTTCCAATAGATGAAATTATACCAATCGGTTGGTTTATTGCATTTATACCACTATTATATTTAGTAAGTGTACCTAAAGTTGTAGGTAATGCACAATTTATTTTATCTGTCCATGTAAAACCATCGCACGAAGTATCACCAACTGTTGCATATACAGGTTTTATATTAGAAATTGTTCCTACTTCATCTCTGAATTCACTACTTGAAGCCATTTCATGTACAGTAGTATAGTTTCTTGGTAATATAAAAGAAAAAATAAGAGATATAGACCCTGTTGTCTGACTTGGTTGTGGACTTCCACTAAAAGACTCATGTATTAGAGTAATACTTATTGTTATTGCCGAACCTTTTATTAGTCCAACTCCTGCCATTACTGTACTTAAATCAATAGAAATAATAGAATCAGGAATATTTTGAGGTCCATTTATATTATATGTTCCTTGTAGTAAATTTGAATCTATTAATGTGTTTCCAATAACTTTATATTCTAATAATGTTTCATATCCAAGCAATAAAGGTCTTCCAAATTTATCTACTAAATCATATCCTTCAATATAATTACCATACATTAATCTATTACCCATCAAAGTTTGTGCTTGAGCATAACGAGGTACATTATCATATAGTCTTAATATTTCAGACTCAGGAAGAACAGTAAATATTTTGCTATTACTAAAGATAAAAGAATAATCTGTATCATTTAAGTATCCTACTTCTTGCTTATTTATTGTTTGAATTACCTTAATGATATTATTATTTGACTGTTTAAATAATAAATCTATACCAACAACAAGATTGCTTCCTGAATTAAATGTAACTTCAGCAGCATTATAATAATTTGTCATTCCTTCGTTCAAGTTTGTACTTGGACTAAAGTTAAAAGGAATAGGAGTAAAAGCTATATCAGACCATTGAGATGTTGCAGAATATTCATTATCTGCATACTTATACCTATAAGCAAAACATATGAACCTTGTATCCATATAATTAGCTTCATTTTCTATTATTCTTTGAATAACTGTTGGAGCCTCTATAGGTGGTTTTTTAATTACAAGAATTGATTCTGCACTAAATGCATCTATTCCTAAAACAGGATTTGGATAGTTTCTTTTTACATTGAAAAATCTTGGTGCATTATAATTATCTGTAAAAAAAACTAAACCATCTATATAGTTTACACCTGTAATTAAATACTTTGGATTAAAGTTTAATGTTGTAAGTAAACCTCCTCCATCATCCATACTAATAATATGATATGTTAATATGTCTGTTAATGTATTGTAAGAAACAATAAGGTCAAGTTTATTAGTTGCTCCATCAGGAAAATTTGGGTCATGAACAAACCAAAAAATACGCTCATTTGCGCTATCTTCTAATGCCCCAATAGTTCGTGCTTCTGAACTTAATTGAGTTCCATTGTATTGTAAAGTAGTAAGAGGTAGGTTACCTTTAGTGTTTTCAATAACACCAATCTCAGAATTTTCTGTAGAACCCATCCTTACATTCATGGCATCAATATATTCTCCATCAGGAACCACACGTTGGTCGAAGGTTTTATTCATCCTTCCTGCTATAAACTTCCTAGTTAAATCTGCCATATTATTTTATAATTTTATCCATTCCTCTCAAGTTCATTAATAATCTACCCGGATGGATATTGCTTATTCTCAACTTAGCATTTAGTAATAAAGCCCTTCTTTCTTTTCTAGCCCTTGCAACAACGTATTCTTGAACACCAAATTTAGAGTTTAGTATCTCATATTTTATAGCAGCATATATATACTGCTCAAATAATTTGTTTACAGTAATCAATGAAGTGTCACCATTCTCCATACCATCTGATACATACTCAAGTATGCATAACTCATTTGCCATAGAAGAATCAAAGTTTATTACCCCTGCTTTTTTGTCTATATTAAAGGTCGGATTGTAATTAGCAGTCTCTGTATTTAAACCAAATGCCTTACCGTATCCTACCGCTGTTCCAATACCATAGTCAAAGTACCACATCCCATCTATGTTCCATCCCGACTGACCATCAAATTGGTTACCTTGATTTAAATAAATAGACTTCTTAGTTTTACTTAGTCTTTCAAAGTCAATACTTGAATACTGAGGGCTAAGTATATTTCCGTTTTGGTCAAATAAAATATTGGCATTATTATCTTGCAAATATGCGTTAGAAGAAAGTGCTTGAATATTTTCACTCAAAGGTCTCAACCAACCATTTTTATACAAAGATATCCTAACCCAATTTACATAGTCAGAAGGTAAAATAAATCTTAAAGAATCTCCTACAGATAATTCTAATACCTTTACTTCCTTAAATGCATCATAGTTAAGTTCTTGTATTGCTCTCTTTGCATGAAACAATACCTTGTATCTCTCTTCATTGTTTACCAATGAATGATTTCCTGAATACATCAATAAGAAATTATTGACAATATCTTTAAGACTAACATATTGGTAAGAACCCCAATTTTTATCTTGGGGATTCTGACCATTATTATCGTAATATTCGTATGGTGATATATAACTCATGTTTAATTTTGTTGGCTAAATGTTGGTTCTTCGTGTTGTTCTTGTGCTACACCATACTGAACTACTTGCTCTTCTCTTATTGATACACCACAATATTGAAGTATTTTCATTACTAATTTAAATTCATCCTCAGTTGGTAATTCAAAGTCTTGGTAGTCTGCTTGTGATTGGTCAAATACAGGTTCTCCACTAACTAAAGTTATATATGTCCATTTAGGAACAAGAGGATATCTAAAGTATGTAGCATTCACCATGCCATATCTATTAATATAAGATGGATACACTTTTAAAGAATTACCTTCTATAGTATAAGCAGGATAAATATTATCAGGTGATGTAAGTGATGACATATTAAGTAATGTTATCTTACCGGATGAAACTTTTTCTGCTTCTGCCACAGAATCTTTTGAATATACAGAATAACTTTTTCCTGTAGTTATAAAAATATTCTCATTTAAAACTAATTCTGTAGAAGATACAACACTAACTACAGTAGTTGTTTTAAGTTCAGTAATTGTTTGATTAGCTACAATATCTCCAATACTAACACCTGCTGCAATAAAATCTGCCGTAGCATCTATTAATCTAAATGCAGTAACTGTGGTATTTGTTCCACTTTCTAAAACTTCAGGATAACACAATATTTTGTTTATCATAAAAGCATAATCACCTGTTGTTGTTTCAGATGGTGTATAGAATGAATTTGTAGGAAATAATGAAGGAGTATTTGGAACTAATGAATTAGAAACCAAGAATGATTCTATTACTTCCGCTAAAGTTTTACCTATATCAGCATAATCGGTTCCTGCTGTCCTTCCATTTTCTGCATTAATAACTTTGTTATAAGAAGAAAAATACTCCTCAAATATTTCCATCTGTGCTTGCTGTGAATATAAATTAAAATCTGATGGGGATATATATCCGTAGTTGTTCTTATTCAAGACAGATAGTACGGTGTTTCTTACTGAGTTTATCATCTAGTTAATATTTTTACAAATATACAAAAAAAAGGTTCCCAATAATGAGAACCTTTTCAATAAATATTAAGTGGTCTATCCTAGTAATGTTTCTAGCATCTTGAAAGCATCTAAACCTTCATCACTCTTTAAAAAGTGCGCTACTGTATCATAAGGGTCTTCTCCAAATGGTATTGATAACATCTTCTTTTTATTAGCTGCTGTATTAAACCACACCTCTTTATCTGAATTTCTAAAAACAATAAATTTGTTTTCAAAAAATAATCTAACCCTTGATTGGAATTTTAAATCCGGGTCATTCAATATATTTAAAAAGTCTTTAGGATAATTTCTAGCAAATATTAAAATATCTCTTTTTAATTCTGCTGTAGAAATAATTGATGGGTCTTTGCCAAACATAACCCTTGTTAGAGTTTCTATCTGTTCAATAGTTAATTGTTTTGCTTCAACCATTGCATCTACTTCTAAAATTAAGTCATTAACTTCGTGACTTGCATCTTTTTCTTTGTCAATTTCTGCAAAAATAATTCCATTTAATGGATGATAATGCAAGAAAGCTTGTAAGACAGGATTTGTTCTTGGAACACTTAAAAAACCATCGTAGAAAACAATTGGTTCAAGAATAGCATTGCCATCTTGTTCATCTTCAAACGGAGACTTTTGATTAACCGAGTATCTTAATGCACGGTTTAAATTTTTTTCTTCATCATAAAACATCAAAGGAAAACTTTGGTGATTTCTTGAGGCTAACACATATGATAATGGTGTTCCTCTTTTTAACTTATAGACCTTGTCTAAAGCTATTACTGCATTTTTTGCCATTTATTTATTTAATTTAATTTGATTTAAGAAAAAAGAAGAGTGTCATTGAAGACACTCTTCTAATTATATTTATTGACTATCCAAAACGGAATAATACAAAGTTGTTAGCACCTAAAGTACAAACACAACGCTCAGATAAGAAGTTAACCTCCATTGCATCTAAATCGCTAGTTTGTGCGCCACCGGCAGAACCTGTAATCCAAGTTTTATATCTACGGTCTTCAGCTTCTGAAGCACGATATCTAACGTGTAAGAATGGTCTCTTAGCATTCTTGCCCATGATTTGGTCATAAACTGAAGTTGAACCGGCAGGAACCATTAAACCTGTAATAGTACCTGTTGCTGTTGCAGCAGTTTGGCTTAAACCACCACGCATTGTAGGGTCATTTAAATATTTCCAATCAGATTTGTAGAAATCATAACCTCTACGGAATCCTGTGAAACCTAAATTTAAAGCCATAGTCATATCATTGTCAAACAAACCGAAAGATGCAGCATTTGCAGCTGTACCTGTAGTTCCATTTAAACCTGATAATGTAGCTAACATATTGTCAATTTCAAAACTGAAATTACGGTTAACAAATACTACGTTTTCTTCGATAGCACCTTGCTTATCTAAACGAGAAACAATAGTATCCCAATCAGATAAAGTAGTTGGAGTTCCACCACCCCATACGTTACCTCTTAAATTTACTACATAGAATACACCTTCTGAACCACCTTGTCCTGTACCACCAAATACAGTAGATGCTCCTGAACCTGTTTCAGCAGGAACTGCTTCAATCATAGCTGTTTCTAAGTAATCTTCAAAACGTAAACGAGTTTCGTGTTCTGATTTTAAGTACCATAAGTAACCTGTAGCACCATTCTCAGTAGTGATTTCTACCCAACCGATTTGAGCCATGTCAGAACCGTTTACTGCGTATTTATCTTTGATGATAATAGGCTTGTTGTCATAGAATACATCTTCTGACTCTAATGAACCAATCATTCCGTTAGTTCCTTTTTTAAATTCAGAACCATAAATGAATACTGTACAAACAGTACTTATTGCAAAAGATTGTCCTGCTGCTTCATAAAAAGATACAGTAAAAGTTAATGTTCCTGTTGCTGTTACAATTCCTTTATTGTAAACACCTGAAGCATTGTTTTGAATCATTACAGTTTGACCTACTCTAATTGCAATAGAAGTAACTCCTGTATCTGCTACTGTAAATGTAGCACTACTAGAACCTAATGCTGCTCCTGAAGTTACATTAATGTATTTAATGTGTAAACGACCTTGTTCTGCCCATTTAATTTGGTCAGAGTTAGAAGGCATTTCTGCTCCTACCATACGAAGGAACGATGCAATGGTACGGTTACCATAGCGTTCAAATTCTTTTTCATAAGTATCAGGTAAGTACTGATTTAAGAAATCAAAATTTGTAATGTAATTTGTTGATATCGCTACCTTTTGTGCCGATGGTTGTAAGGCGAAGGTAGGATTTGATAATAATGCTGATGCCATTTTTTTTAATTATTTTTTTTAGTTTTTTAGTTTTTAAATTTTAAAGACGTTTTACGCTGCGAATTTTCAGTTTTGAACCTGAATCGGGGTTTATCGCTTTCACCTGCATTCCATCCTTGAAATCTGATGACTCAGGTACTCTACGTTCAGACATATTTATATTTTTAATGCTTTTCATAGTTCCTTCAGTTGCATCAGCCATGCCTTGTTCATAGAAGAACTTAGCAAACCTATCAGGATTCATTGCCATTGCCAAAGACTTGTGATAACCTGCTGCATCTTTCATTAAACCATTCTCATCCAAAAACTTATTAATAAAGTTCTGTGGAGTTGAGTGATTTTTTTTAAGTTCAGCAGCTTCTCCGGGAGTAAATAGCATTTTCTTGTTATTAATATTAAACTCAAAACCTTTGAACTCATTACTAAAAACCTCTTCAGTCTTTTGGGCAAACCATTGACTTTTGCGATTATTCTCCTCTTGTACTGTCTTAGCACCTTTTATGTATTGCTTATACGAGTCAAATTCTTGTTGTTCATCTTTACTCAGTTGTGCCGTGCTTGACTCAAGGGGCATTTTATACTGCGCTTTTTGATTTTCAAAAAATTTCTTCGCTTCCGCAATAGCTTTTTTCTTTGATATTTTTACTCTTTTTATGTGTGACTCATCATCCAAATCTTCATCGTATCTGTAGTCATCCATTAAAGAATCTATATCCTCTGCATCTAAACCTTCTTGTGTAGATGTCAAATATTCTTTAAGAAGAGTATCAGGTTCCATAGTATCAAAATCCTTTTTCAACTTGATAAAGTCTTCGAAACCTCTTCCTGTCTCCTTTTTATATTTCATATAAGAAGCAACATCTTCCGGCATCGGTTCTGTTTCTTCTCTTTCTCTAATCAACTCATCAACTGAATTGATTTGCTTATTATAACGCTTTCCAATATAGGAAATAATATCTTTCTCTTTCAACTCAATTAAATCAGGGATTATCTCCTCTTCAATAATTGGTTCTACGTTAGTACCTTCTAATTCCTGTTCGTGTCTCTCAAGTAATACTTGTTCTACTTCCTGAATAGATTTTTGATTGTCGCCATCTAGGGCTTTAACTGATGTAAATTGCATTTTATTTGATTTAATTTTTTACAAATCTATATATTTTTTTTGATATATTTTATCGTGGCTCAAATTCACCTAAATCAAACCCATCTAAACTATCTTCATTTGACTCAAAATTCACAGGTGGTAAGTTATTTTTCCTTTGATTTATTAACTTTGACATCTCTGTATTCTGTTGACTAATTCTTTTAGCTTTATTATCTTCTTTCTTTTGGTCTCTTTGGTCTAAATTTCCTACCTCCATACCATGTAATTGCATATTGTAATTAAACTCTTCAGCCATTAACTGAGATTTCATTTCTGCTTCTTTTTCTAACATTTGTATACTTAAAGATGCATCTGCTTGTCTAATTTGAATTTTTGATTGAGTTTCTGCTTGTATCTTAGCCATTGCAGTTTGTGCTGCCATTTGCTGAGATTGAAGATTGCCATCATTAATTTGTTGCTGCTTCTGCATATCTATTTGTTGTTGCTTTTCTTGTTTCTTAACCCTCTTCATTTTTAAAAGTTGGTTAGCAAGCTTTAAGTTTCTCAACTCACGGATATCAATAGCATCTTCTAAATTTATATCTCCTTTAGATAATGCCATTTGTACATTAGCTTCAAGTTGCGCTCTTTGCTCTTCATCAGGTGCAAGTTCTATAAATATACCAAAGTCATATATATATAAATCAGATATGTCGTTTAATATAGATACATTATACTTACCAATTTGATTAGTAAACTCTTCTCTAAAATCTGAGTATTCTAATATATCAGCAACTCTATAAGTAATGGCTTCTGCCAATGACCTATATATGTATAAACCTGATTCAAGTATATGTCTAGTAGCTGTATTTGAATTTAATGCTGCTAATTTTTGCACACCAACTAATGAGTTAGGGTCAGGTGTTGAACCATCTCTAGCTTCATTTAGTCCTGTTACTGAGCGAATCATATCCATATAATGGTTATAATTTGTAAGTAACATTTGTGTTTTAGCTACTCCTGAGTTTGATGTCAACTGAGTAATTGGAATTCTTGCGTTGTTAAACTCACCATCTCCTGTATAACTTCTACCAATTACACTACCTGTTTGGAAGTATAATCTTAAAGCATCTTCAGGATTGTAAGCTGCACCTGTTCCTAAATCAACCTCATTTAAACCATCTGCATCAATAAATACACCATCAGGTACAACACGGTTTATAACCTGCTGTAACTTTAAATGAGTAATCTGAATCAAATCTACAAAAGGTATCATCCTTCTAACCAACGACTCTACGGCTCCCTTGTACATACGAGGCGCACACGCAACGTAGTTAGGTAATGCGTACTGAGATGCTGATTTAGGTCGTACCATATTTTCAGATAATTCCCACTTTATTAACATATTAGTTCCCATAACCATGATACCTTCGTACCATACATCAATGGTTTTCTCTATTTTTTCAAAGTTACCTTCATCCATCATCTCTTGTGGTGGATTAAAGGTGTCATCCTTTTGAATTATTCGAGTACCGCCATTATCAAGTATTTTCTTCTTATACACTACCTTCTTTGTAGTTTTATAATTGAAGTACAATAACGTGGCTGTATCTCTTGCAAACATACTATTAGAATAGAACTGTCTTACATTGTAGTAATCGTACCATCCTTGACTATGTTGAGCAATTTCTTGTAAGTCTTCAGGTGTTAGTCTTGGGTCAATTTTCATTAACTCTGTCATTGCAACAGTTTTGATTTCTCCCCAATAGAAACAGTCCTTAAAGAATGGGTCTTCCGTGTAACTATAAACAACATTGGCAGGGTCAACATAGGATACCTTAACTCCTGTACCCGGTAAAAACTCATGTTTTGCTATAGATATTCCTAATACAGTACTGTCATAATCAAGTCTCTTACGAATATCATCGTATTTATTAGCATCGAATACGGTGTTAATTGCTTCTTCTTCTGCGATTTCAATTGCCGGTTTATAATTAAGTTGCATATATAATGACAACTCTTCATCATTACTTGGTAATTCTTCAGGGTCCATCATAAATGGATTTGCGCCTGTTAGTTCTTGAACTTTACTAAGAACATCTTTTCCTGCCATTTGCGCTTCTATAGTGTCTTGATATTTATTTCTTTTAGATTGTGACATTGCATCTTCTGCAAATGCTTTAACCTTAAATAGTCTATCAGACATTCCATTCACAACAATATCAACAAACTTGGGAAGAATTGGAACCGGAGTCCAATCAATGTTTAAATATGATAAATCACCATCTATTGCCAACTCATTTTTATATTTTGCAACAGATTGCTCCCCTCTTGCATATAATCTAAGTCTATGGAATTCTCTCCATTGACTATAATATCTGCATGAGTTTCCATCCTTTCTAAACCATTCATATTGAATAGCCTTTCCTATCTGCGCCCCATATTCTTTGGTTGCTTTTTCTGCATCAGTTGTTAACTGACTTGGAAAAACAGTAGCGGTTATATCTATTTCTATATTCTTCATCTAATTAGTTCGCTTGAATTGCCATGATTGCTGTACCGAGCAAAGTTAATACTTATTTTTGATTCTTTTTTTTCAGGTACATACAAATGTTTTTGATTAGCCATAATTGCTAGTCCTGAACTAATTGAAGCATCAAACTTTGTTCTATCATTTATATCAAACTTTGCCCAATCTTCTAATGTTCTAGTAAATGGCATTGTTCCCATATCCTCGCTACTTCTATAAGTAGAAGTTAAATCCATGCCCACAAATCTTTCTATATAAGATTCAATCGCTGATGCGTGTGCCTGTTTTATATCTTCTGAAGAGTTTGGAATTCCTCCAAGTTCTCTTTCTGTTTTTGATAATTTATTATATTGCTTATCAGGTCTGTTTAAACAAAATCCTCTATATCCTCTATTTTTAAAATGGTAAAGTAATCTTGGTTTATTATTTTCTATCAGTATTGGCATTCCAAAAAATACACAAGCCATCAAAACTTCTTCAAAAAAAATCTCAGCGGTTTGTGGTCTTGCTATATATTCTAAAAAAAACTCATTTATAGGAGCCTCATCCATATGGAACTTAGTCATTCCATGAAGAGACCCATTTGACCCTCTTCCTCCAACAACTGCTGATATATCATAAGAGTCACATCCAAACGACCCTAAGTGTTCATTACCGGCATACTTTACTCCATTCCTTATATGCACATTATTCTGAAGACTTTTATTTGGTGTCCAACTTACATTAAATCTTCCTCTACTATCAGGTGTCCATATAACCGTTGTATCTTTTTGACCATCTTTCCAATGAAATGAACCTCTTGTAATATATTGACCTTTAATTAAAGAATCATTGTAGTCAATCTGTTGGTATATTTTAGTAAGGTTAAATAAAGATTCCTTGCTCTCATCTCTAAAAGCATGAGATTCTGTCCTTGGAAACTGTCTGTAAAATTCATTTAATGCATCTGCATCATTTTTAAGAGAGTCAACCTCATTTTGCCAATAATCTATAGCACCATTAGTAATAGTTCCACCATCAACTCCTCTGATAGGAGATTCAGGCTTATTAAATACAGGCATTCCATAGATATCAATAAATCCTTCCATATTCCATTCCATAGGAATAAATAAAGAATACATACCACTTTTAGTCTGACCATTTGCATTTCTATTTAGAACATTAGAGTCTTCATATAAATCTTTGAAGTTTTGACCACCTTTGCTTAATGCATTAGAAGTAGAACCCATCATACACTTACCAATAATCTTAGAACCTAATCTAAGACAAGTTTTAGTTATCCTCCAATTTTCTTTAATATTATTAGGTTTAGTCCATTTACCACTTTCATCATGGGCTAGCAATACTAGTTTTTCCCCATCATAAGAGTTATCTTCTGTATTTTTCCAATCTATAGATGTATCAAGACCATCAATGGCATTGTTATCTATTTCATACATATTTTTTTTGGTAATCTTAGATGCCGGCACCCTAAAAGCTAATTCTGTTTTAGGTTTATCCATACCATCCATAATAGGTTTAAAGAAAAATGGAAGTCTACTATTAATAGGAACAACCTTGTCTGTAAACATTTTTTTTGCATCCGAACCTGTTTTTGATAGTATACCTACACGAGAATCACGAGCAAGTGTACCAATATTAACACATTCCGAAGAACACATAAAAGAAAATCCCGACCTACGAATTTTTAAATAACTTAAACCAAAACACCTAGGGTCTGCTCTACAAGCTTCCCAATAAATAAAAAATATTCTGTTTGCTTCACGAAAATCAGGATATCCAACATCTATACTTGCCCATTGTAAATACATATAATGGGAACCTGTTATGTAAGTAGGAACTCCATTGTTCATGAACCATAAACCCTGTTCTCTACTATCAAACTCTTTTTCAATATATTCAACCCATTGGTTTTTAAACTGAGCAGGTTTATCATTCCATTGAAATATAGATGATATCTTTGATAATTCTTTTGGTAGTTCTTGCCTATCCCAATACTGTTCAGTTTTGGAATTGTGTCTTTGTAGACACTCATCAGGAGTTTTAGGAAGGGCTATATTTAAACCTGCAATATTAATTACATCTCCAATTTCTCCGGTTTTAGATATTATAACACAATCATATTTTTCATTATACCCATATAGCCAAGACCTTGCTTTGTTTTTTGAGGACAAAACAGCAGTAGGTATATAATTTTTTATAACTCTATATAATTCTTTATTTTTTAGACCTTCGTTCTGCAAACCCTTGTTTTGTATCTGTTACTGTTACACCTCTACCAATTGCTTCAATGTTTTCTGTTTCTAATTCAATTCTACTAAGAATCTCAAAAGCATCAAATATAGCAAGCTTTTTAGTCATGGCAGCATTCTTTAACTTATCAGCAGCTAAGTCATCCCCATCATCATTATGTTTAAGAATAGATTCTTCTGCAACTTTTATTAATTCTTCAACAGCTTTATGCCCTGCTTTTATTATTCTAAGTTTAGTGTCTCTACTGCTCATAACTTTATTGTGATTTGGTGTTCATACATCCTGTAAAGTTTCTCATCTTCTACTGTAAATTGATACTCTGTATCAGGAAGAAAACATACTAGGTCTCCCTCTTTTACACCTTGGCTCAATAAGTACTTGTTAGGATATCTCATGATTCCCATTAATGGTTCCTCAGAGAATGGTTTTTTGATATAGCTTTCAGTAGCCGGGATTGGCTTGACAAAACAGAACTTATCATATGCATTCCAACAATTATTGCTGTAGTACATATAAAATTGGTCTGCTTCGATGAAAAATAGGTCGTCTTTAAAAAAGCTTTTTCCGCTTTTCTGTCTTCCCTTGACATCGTTATAAAATTTAAAGGCATTGTGGTGGACAAGTAATATATCTGAAATAGAAATAGGACCATTGTAACCCAATGGTGTCTCTATAACTTCAGCAAACCTATTAGAAGCCATGTGGTCTTCTTCAGATGTACTAGTTATTAGTTCTACTCCTGATACCTCTTTTGTGTTGTCGTACCTTCTGCCTTTCATTGGCTTGACAATGAAATAGAATGGTGAACGCATTAGTAATTTATATTAAATTCGATTGAAATAGGTATTGTAGAGGTGAATTCTTTCCAAAGTACCACCTCTTCTTTTTTGTTTATTATGTAAATTAATATTGACAAAGTTCCTTTGTCTCTTTTTATCAAATGGATTTCATTACTATCGCCAAGCACTTTTTGCCCAACGATGTAGTGCATAGCACCACTCTTGTAATCCGGTCCAATTGATATTTTTCTTATGTCCATTATGCTGTAGGAGTTGTAACAGTAAATACACTACTTGCATTTAAGTAAGTAAGAACAACTACGTTTGCACTATTTATAGTTATATTTTTAGTAAAACCTTGGTATACTAGAGTAGCAGATGAAAAATCTATATTTTGTATATAGAAAGATGAATCTATATTATTCTGAACAAATGAATTATTTATAGTACATCCAACAAAAACATTTCCAATATTATTAAAAATAAAACTTGAACCTATAATATTTGAACTAAAATAATTTCCAATATTATTACTTGAAGCCCCATCGCCAAAAATATTAGGTAAAGCACCTTCTTCAGGATTGCCTCCACAAAAATTTCCAATTACATTACTAACAAAAAATCCTAATGTAGTATTATTTTGAAAGTAATTACCAATTATATTTCCACGACCCCATGAGTCATCATTTTGTCCAAATTTATTTGCTATTGTGTTATTTTTAAAATCAGTTCCTATATCATTATATTGGAATTGATTACCAATTGATACATTATTATTAAAGTTGTCTTTAATAGTATTATATTGGAAGTTATTTCCTACAGGTGAGTTATCTTTAAAATTATTTCCAATATTATTATTTGTAAAACTATTTCCAATTGCATTGTTTTGAAATGCTGCCTCAATAACATTATATTGAAAATCGGTTCCTATACTAATATTTCCTGAAAATCCATCATTTATAGTATTTACTTGGAAATTAGCACCTATAGGACCATTATTAGCAAAAGTATTTCCAATAGTATTTACTTGGAAATTAGCACCTATAACAGAATTGTTTAAGAAAGAATTGCCAATAAAATTATTTGAAAAATCAATTCCTATACCATTTTGGTAAAAATCAATTCCTATAAAGTTATGGTTAAATCCATTTGCTATAACATTTGAACCAAAATGAAAATCTATTGTATTAAATTCAAAATTATTGCTAATTGAATTATCTTCAAAATTATTTGAAATATTATTATTATTGAAAACACTTACTATTGCATATCTAATAA